TTTCCTGCGCTATCTAATTGAAAATCTGCAGAAGTTGTATTGTCTATATCAAAACTACCACTTAATGTTCCACTTACTGTTAAGTTTCCAGAAACAGTTGCATCACCATAACATATTAAATTAGATTGTTTAGATGTAGATGTTCCAATTTTAACATCACCTGAATCATGGTTATAACCTGCAGCTAATATAATATCGTCTGTAGAATCTTTTGTTGATATAATCATATCATTATCTGAATGTATATATTGAGCAGCAATACCTGCTGTACCAACATTACCTGTGCTGTCAACAGGATGTATAAACTTGCCTACTGCTATTGGAAGGCTAGAATCAGTTATATTAACTGCTTTTAATTTAAGATTTAATCCAGTTTTATCTAATGCAAATGTTGTACTAGCAGTTTCTGAAAAATCAACAGTTGTAGCAGTTAAAGTTCCTGTTACTGTTAAGTTATCATCTACTGTAACTGTACCTCCTGCAGAGTCTATTGTAAGACCTCCAGAACTTGTAGTTAATTTTGATGCTTCAATTACTCCTGCAGTAGCAGAACCTGAAGTATCATTAACTATTAATTTAGGTGAGTTAATAGTATAAGATGTACTTGAGTTCCATATAACAGCAGGAGATATATAGCTCATATCTCCATCAGCATCTATAAGTAATCTAGTTACAGTTCCTTGACCAAGAGCAAAACTTTTACTACCAGCAGAATCTATATCAAAATTTATTAAGCTAGTAGCGCTTGCAAGACCTATTCCTAAAGAACCCATTTTTATAGCGCCTGCTGAAGCAGCATTAAATTTAATATTACTTTGAACATTTAATTCACCTGTATCTTCTACCCAAACACTTTTAACATCAGATTCGTTGTATATTTGGAATATATCTTCTGCTTGACTTGCACTTTGTGAATAAAATTTAAATGTATCATCATCTGCTTTTAGTTTAAACTTACCCTTTACTAATATTTCATCAGATTGAGCATGTCCTAATTCCATACCACCATGAACATTTAGTTTATTATTTGCCTCATCCCAATGCAATACTTTGTTAGTAGTTGCACCAAATGCTTTTAATGTAACACCTTTTGTGTCTGCACCAAGCAGTAAAGAATCAGCAGATTCATCCCATAATAAAAATGTTCCTGCAGTTGCACCAAACAATTTAACATCATGCCCTGTATCATCTACACCTACTGTAAGCGCTCCAGTAACTTGAGTTGCTCCTGTAATTGTTGTAGCACCTACAATCGCAGATGCTCCTGTAACTTTAAATACATAACTACTATCAACATCTCCACCAACATGTACTCTAGATGCATTAGCCTCTAAAATAGAAGGAGCAAATGTTCCGTCACTAGAATGGCTTGATAAATAGTATACTTTACCTACATTCCCTGATACATCAGCATTTGTATATGCAACACTACCAGTAGTATTATTAAATGTTACAGTTCCACCTGCTAAGGCAGTAAAAGCAGCTTTTGCTGTACAAAGTTCAGTATCTAAAGAGTTTGTATCAACAGTAGTTGCTATAGAAGAAACTGCATTACCAGAAGCTCCAATTTGAAAAGTCCCAGTATCAAAAACAAATTTATCAGAATGAAATGTCATAGAAGAAGTATCAGAAGAAACTGAGGTAGATGCAACTTTGATGTGAGCAAGTTCATCATAGTTACTACCGTCAAATCCTTGAAAAGATATTTGTCCTAATTCATCACCATCTACAATAGTCCCAGGTAAAGACCTACTTCCCCTACCTTTTTTCATTACTATTTCTGCAGGCATTGTTGATGATACGTTATGGTTAACAGCAGCAATTACTTCTCCAACGCTGTCTGATGTAACCTCTAATTTTGTTGCTGGAGCGTTAGTACCTATACCAACTTTATCAGCACTCCCATCTGTGACTAACAGATTAGGGTCTGTATCTCCTTCTATACGAAAATCAACTGCAGAACCACCATCATTTATGATAACTTCTCCAGCTTCAACCGTACTTTCTATAAACCAGTTTTTATTTTTGCTCATTTGTTTCTCCTAAAACTTAAAATATTGTTTTACAATACCACCAGGGTCTCGACTATCTGGAAATTTTCTTACTTTAACTTCATATAATTGTCTGTAATATTGTGCTGTTTTTAAATCTCCTGCATCTTCATACAATCTAGCTTTAACATAATCAACTAGCGCAGGATGTAGACTTTCATGTAAATTAGAATGTCTCTCTAAATCTTGATTATTTTTTTCTACAGGCCTATAATTAGCCTTATATCTTATTCTAATACCCATACCTATACTTATAGTAGGGCTTTTAAATTCTTTTAGTATCTTCCCTGTTGCATCTTCAGACTCATTCTTTTGGACTATACCAAGCCTTTCTTCATCAATAAACCATAAAAATGTTTTAGCAGTGTCTTTTAACATTATGATTCATCCCCTATAGTTAAAACACTTCTAGATATTTTTCTAATAGGTGCAAATTCTAATCCGCCATCTGTATTTTCTTGTTTTATCTCTACTCCAACAACCTTTAATAATCCAGGAGGCATTTCATAATACCTTAAATCTTTTATTAAATCTGTAACAGCAGTATCTTCATTTGTTAGTCTTTTAGATGCAATATCCATAAGACCATCATTTATTATTTGCATTAAATATTTATTTGGTTTTCTACCAAAAATATTTTCTACTTGTGATATAATATCTTTTACTTCCATTATCTTCTATTTACCACCTGTCTAATATTTTCTAATCTTTTTTCAGTATCTTTTAATTGTTTTTTATTAGGTAACTCACCTCTCATAGAATATATTAATTCTTGATATTCTGATTGTAATGTATCATAGTCATCACTAAGCTTTTTATAACTTGTTGCAAATTTACTAATACTTTGAGCAAAATTACTAATGTTTTGTGCAAACTCTGCTAAATACTGGCCTCCAGCTTTTTCTTGCTCAGAAAGCTCTAATGCTGCTATTTGCAGTTCACTTGCAGAACCTGTTAATGCTATTTTAGCCATTTCAATATCTTCTGTTTCTAAAAAATCTTTAAAAGAATTGCCTGAGTAATTATCTATTAACATTTGTGCTTTTTCTATAGCATCTACTGTATCTGGATTGTCAAGTCTAATACCTTGAAAGTTTTCATTTAATACAGGTATAATAGGTATTTCTAAAGAATCTATTTCAAACTTTTTACATCTAACAGCAGTTGCTATTAAAATTATTTGATGCATATCAAAAGGTATATCTGTTAAACTTTCATCATTAACATCTGGTTTAGGATAACAAATATAATCAATAGTACAAAAACCATCTAATGCATCTAAATGTGTATCTTCTGGTTTAGGCTCTACCATTAATCGCATTTCATTTATATAATATATAGGGTCTGTTTCAGAGCATTCATCTAAAAATCCACTACCAAATCTTGCTTTACTTCTTTGATGAAAAGGTATCATTCTAGCTTCGTATGCTATTTCTCCATCATATCTCATTACACCATTTATATCACTACTTTCTAAATTATTTAAATCATATCCAATACCATCTGTTAAATCACTTTGCCATTCACCTGCTGTAAAAGATTTACTTTTAGTTAAGTGTAATTTTAAATTTATTGGCATAAGTTTAGATATTTTAACAATACTATCTTGTATCCATTGCTCTAATATTTCTTTTTTAATATAGTCTACTGTAGGTATTTCTGACGATGTAACTAACATCGCAGGAGCAGGGTCACCACCTATTTCTTCATCATCTTCTCCAGGGTCATCAATAATAATTGTATCATCTAATCCTCCTGGACCAATTTTATTAGGTTTATCTCCTACTCCTTGATAAGGGTCTCCACTTCCATCAGGAAATGCTTGTCCTGTATCACCATCAGGAGCTGGTTCAGGCTTTGGTATAAAATCAAAACCTTGCTCACTATCTGGCTTGTCTAACAATTCTGGGACTGTTGGAGTATCAGGGTAATTTGGTATTACTACTCTTTTAAAATCTCCTATTAGATATGCTATATGTTCTGCAATGTTCATAATATAATATAGTAATTAAATTAGTTTTTTGCTAACTCTTTTCTTATTAATGCTATTTTATAAACAAAATAAACTATAGTTGCAATACCTACTCCTAACCTAACTATATCAGGAAGTATTTCTATGCACTGTATAGCCATACTACTACCTCCTATTGTTGCTGATTTTAATGTATCTAAGTCCATATTAGCCTCTGTAAGCAATAACATGCTTGCTACTTGTATTAACTTCTATAGATGTAAAAGGCCCATATAAATAAGTTCCTGATACTATATTAATAGTTGTACTATCTCCTAGTGAACAAGTAACTGCAACTTCTACTGCACTACCGTCAGGATTGTATATTGCAACCCAATTACCAGTTTCTGCAGTACCTTCTGATACTTTATCAAAACCAAGTTGACCTAATAAAAGATTGTTTGATTCTTGTACGGTATAATGTTGTATACCTTTATGTTTTCCTCTTGCCATTTTTTCCTCCTGCTCTAAGCGCTGGCTAGCGTGAATGAGCTTGTTTAAGTTAAGACTAGAAACGCTCCTTACAGGGAGGGAAGCTCACCATAAGGAGCGCTCCAGTCATTATTTATTTATCAGTTTTACGACCTAGTTGCAGTACCTGATACAAAAGCATCAGCACTTAGTGCGATTGCTTCAGTAATATACCAATGTATACCATCACATACTAAACTTACTCTGTCACCACCACCAGCTGCGCCAGCAGAAGTGTCTAACATAAGTTGGTCATCAGCAACAGTACTATCATGTGCAGCACCACCATCTAAGCAAGTACCAATGATAAATTCAGCTGTAGAATCAGTGAATATAATCATATCTTTAGTAGCTTCATTATCAGATGCAATACTTAAATGAAAATGTACTTGCATACCTTTGTTACTATAAGCTGAAGGCAGTCTAAATGATGCTGTATTACTAGATATATCAACGAAATATCTGTTACCTGCATCAGCAGATACTAAAACTTTAGTTTCAGCACCAGCAATAGCTGTTCCATCAGCACCAGCAACAACATGTACTATGTCACCATTTGCATTATCAACTTGGTTATCAAACTTATTTGAACCATACATAGGATTTGCCATAAGTTATCTCCTTATAACCAAACAGCGTGGCATTCAGGCATTGACCATTCCATACCAGCTTCTGTTAGGATTTGGTCTACTCTTCTGTCGACTCCAGAGTTTTCGAGTGTTTGCACACCTACGTAGACGGATGTATCACGATTTATACCATTACCAACTAATGGTCTGTAAGCACATTTAGCCATATCAATAGCTAAGATATTAACATTTGTGCCATCTAAGTGAATGTTTCTTACAAGATTCATATCACCATATACTGTGTTTACTTTAGCCATTTCAACACCACCAGCAAGTTTTTTGCTAGTAATGTGAATGTCAGCTCTATACTGGTCATCTTTATTAATATTAGCAGAAGTGTATCCACCTAATTTGTGGAACCAGTTGTAAACTTCAGTACTACAGAAAAATACAGTAGCACCATTGTTGTTGTATCTTGGGTCAAAGTAACGAGACATATCATCTAAGAAATCATCTTGAGTTTTGCCTGTTGTCCAACCAAACACATTACCATAGTTACTTACAAAGTCTACAGCACCTTGTGTATACAAGATACCATTTGAGTCTTCATATTGTGAACCAAATAATAAAGATTGCTCAATATCATATTTATGTTCGATTAGTTTTTCTCTCCAGATTCTAGCCCATTCGTTACCTTCATGCTTCATAACAGTTGCTCTAGCAGTGTTAGTCATAGCGCAAGTTGTTTTCCAGATTTGAGTCTGTCCATAACCTGTACTAAAAGGCTGGTCTTTCCATGTTTCTGGGTAACCAGTACCTTCAGCATGTGCATTACCAACAATGTAGCATCTCTTAACTTCTAGTGTTTCAGAAATAGTTTCATCATACACTTGAGATTCTGCTGCACTAGCAGTTGCAAAAGAACATAAATCTACAGCAGCGCCTGTAGTTCCTTTAACAACACTAGTTTCTAGTATAACTGCATTTGAATCAGTATCAGTATCTACAGAAACAACTTTAACTAAAATATAACCAGTCATTGTTCCTGGAACGCCATCAGCACCAAAATTAATCTTTATTACCTGACCAGGTAAAAAGAAATTAGGTTGTGTGCCTGGAGCGCCAACTGCAACAGCATTTGTAGATTGTCCATAAACATTTTGTCTGTTACCAGCCATCATGTAGTCTGCAGCCATTTTGAAGAAATATTTATCTCCTGCAGCAAGTAAACCGTCAGCAACTGAAGCTTCTGTTGTTCCTAAAGCAGCTGATGCTCCATGAGCAGTAACATAAGCATATCTTTTATGCCAAGAACCTCTACGTTCTGTGAATTTAAATTTTGGGTCATCTGTTGGCTTTTTAGCCGCCATTGATACAAAACGAAAGAATGGGTCTTGTGAAATATTAAGTTCAGAAACTCTATCACCAAAGTTATACCTTCTTCTTAAATCGCCTGTACTTAGGGAAGACCCTGTACCAGGATTGCTCGCATTTGGAGCAGCCCCAACACTTAAGTCGGATAATTTAAAATTATCTGCCATTTGTAATCTCCTTTACAAGTTTATTGAGAGACTACTTAACTAAATAAATCGTTTAGACCTCCATCTGCGCCTATTAGTGCATCAAATATATTATCGTCCTCTGACTTAGTCGGTTTAGGAGCGCTATTTGTTCCACCTTGAGACGTAGGTATCTGTCTTGCTTTATTCATTTGATTAAGCATCTCAGTTTTGGTAGAATTAGCTACATTTTGTTCAACTTTTCCACGATTCATTAAATAATACATATCATCATAAGTAAACTTTTTGTCTTTAGCATTATTTAGCATTTCAGTAAAATCTTCTTCAGACATTCCAGTTTTTTTCATAAACTCTTGTGCTTCATTAAGTTTTTCTTTTTTTGCTTGATTTTGCATTGCAACTTGTTTTTCTTTATCTAATATATTGTTGACTCGTTTTTGAACAGTAGCATCTACCATTTGATTAAGTACTTGAGCAGATTCTGACTTAGGGTCAGTAACTGCATCATGCCCATCGAATATAAAATCTTCTGATAAGTTCAGTTGATTTTGTACTGATTGAGGCGTTTGTCCACCATTTTGCAGGTAGCCTCGAATAGTATCCACTAGTCCACTATCTCTTTTCATGTAATCAACTAAAGGTTTAATTGGTTGGAACTCTTGGAGTTCGGCATTTAACCTTTGAGCTTCTCGACTGGAATCTTTATATCTTTTTTCCCAGTCTATTGTATCATTGTCATTTTCTTTAACAGGGTCAGTTTCCTGAGTTGCTGTTTCTGTAATTGACTCGTTTGATTCTTGTTGAACTTCCCTTGATTGTTCTTCTTCAAGAACTGCACCATTAACATCATTGTCTAGAGCATCAAAAAAAGAATCACTAGAGTCAAATACACCTTTTTGAGCATCTTCACTAGATACTTCATTAGATGGATTTGAGTTGCCAGTTGTTTCTTCTATCATTATTTTCTCCTATTTGTTATCTGTAATTTACTCACCCTTATTTGAATTAGGCAAGTTATTTAAAATTTCCGTCATTCTCTCTTGTTGAGACTCTGCATGCTTTTTATTATCTTCACGTATTTTTTGTTGGAACATTTTAGTTTCTTTTGCTTCCATATCTTGAAGAGCTTTAGCTTCTGCAGTTTTTCTACTAACTTCCATTTGACCTTGCATTACTTTACCTTTAATGCCTGCCTGTACAAGTTGTCTCTCAAGAGTTTCAATAGTTCCCTCTTTATCTTGTACTTGTTTTTTCATAGTATCTAATTGAGATTTCATTTGTGAATATAAAGATTTACGTTTAATAATTTTGTCTTTATTCTTAATATCTGTTTCTGAAAGTACAGCAACATCATCCACAACTCCCATTTTCATTAATTCTTTTAACTCTGCTAAGTATGCCCATCTATTAACTGGTAATGTAGAACCTGCTATAAGTCTTACATCAAACTTTGCAGCACCATAATCCATAAACTTACCAATAGCTTCTCCCATATCATTATATACAGGCATATTAATTTCAACTCTTTTTTCTTCTTGTATAGCACTTGGTTGTACAATTCTAAATACTTTATTAGCAGTATAAACAGATTGTGTGTATTGTTTTACAAGTTCACCTACTTGTTTTAGTCCTGGTTCTATAGAATGCTTTAACCAATACTTAACTCTTCTAGTACCATACTCATCTATAGCAAGCATACCCTTAAAAGGCATATCTTTAGTTTGTTTAGTATCACCTTGCATAGAAGAATATATACCTGCTAAGTATTCCATATCTTGTTTACCTTCACCTGATATACCAAAAAATGCATTAGGTAACTGAAAAGGCATTACAGGAGTAGGCGCACTAAAACCACTTCTAAGAGGTAATAATGCTCCAGGAGCAGCAGCATACTTTTCCCAATGCTCTACATCAATAGAGCCTTCTTCATACATCCATCTTAAACTACTACCAAGAGATGCATTATGCACCATTAATTGATGCACTTTATTTAACTCTTGTTGTTTACCTATGAGCGGAGATACTGCACTTATTGGGTACGGAGTGCCAGTCCATTTGTAGTGAAAAGGTATCAAAGGATAATCTTTGATATTCATAGGTAAGTACTTTTCGTAAATACAGACATCTCCAACTACACAGGTTTTTTTAATTCTTGAGTCATAAAACTTTACACTATCAACAATAAGAGATGAGAATTGTTTATCTTTTAATAAAACATCAAACTCATTTTTAGTAACTATTTTATTTTCTATTATGGAGTTTTGTTTTTGTAACTCGTTTTCAAATTGCATTTCTGCAACTTTAATTTTTTCGGCCATAGCCTTTGTTTCTTTATCTAATTCTAATTCCATTCTTTCAGGTAATATTTGACCTGCTTGGACTTGTTGAGCTAGTAATAATTCTTTTTCTTTAAATGCAACACTTAATTCTGCTTGCATATCTTGCACTTGTAACTGTACTTGTTTTTTAATTTTTTGAACAATAGCAGGATTAGGAGGAACTTTATAAAACATATTAACGTATAATGTTTGTTCTTTTTCAAACAACTCATAGTATTCAATTAAATCTGCTTTTCCTGAATCTTCTTCATTTAATATATCTGTAGTAGACTCTTCTAATATATCTTTAGCACTAAAATCTTTTTGAGTTTCATCAAATACTTTTTCTGTATAATTATATGTACTATTATCATATGAATCAGCATTTTTAATTTTACGTTTAGCATCAGGATACTCATTCATTAAATGTGTTCTAGGCAATACTTTACGTATCATAATATATGCAGCATCATCAAATAATAAACTTCTAGACTTAGGGTCAACATAAACATCAAATGGGTCAGGCTGCTTTATAACAACTTCTCCCATACCTTGGTCTGCATCAGGATTTACATCAACAAGTAAATAACCAATAGATTTAGCAACACAATCATTTATAGCATTAGACAATAAAGATTGACCATTAGATTGATACCATACATAATCAGCCATATCTGAAAATACAGCAGCAACATCACTATCACTACCTTCTGCGCCTATTGCTTGCCATCTAGGAGAATTAGCAGTAGCATAATAATTTAACATTTCTACAACAGGTATTATTCTGTTAATAGTAAATGTAGGCATACCCTGTTCTTCTAATATCTCTTTGTCATCAGCAGATAACTGATTATCATTAGCAAAATCAAAACCTTTTTGGTTTATAAATTCCCATTGTTGTCTATTACCAGTATTGACATTATCAAATATGTCTCTAACTCGTAATGCTTTTTTATCCTGCCTTTTAGCCATTATTCCTCCTCTTTACAGTCATCCCATTTAGATAAATCTAACATAGGAAGCGGCTTTTCTATTTCGTAATCTTTAAGTTTATCATTTTGTACAGCTTTTTTAGAGCCTCCCTTAACATAAGGTTTACCATTTGCACATCCAATATCATACACAAAAAATATTGTTTTCCATACACCAACTCTTACTACTCTTGCTGGTCTTCCATTTAAATGTATTACATCGTCTGTATTCAAGTCGTTTCCTAAAAATATCTTTAACGACTCTAAAATATTTTCTAAGGTAGCACGAAACATCATTAATGCAAAAGCAGCTGCAGCCATCCAGCCCCATTCTCCAATCAATCCTTGTAATTGCTCTTCCATAAGTTTCCATTCTGCTTCCCTCTATTATATTTACTCTTCTAACATATTCTTTATAGCATCTAATGTAGGGGTTTTTGTAGTTTCCTGCATAGCATTAAATGCTTTGTTATCTATTCCAAGTTTACTTCTAACTGCTTTATAGTATCTTGGGTCTTCTTCTTCAGATTCCCCTCTCCAGTTTTGAATAAAAGTATCTACATCACCTTTAGCTCTCATAGGACCAAACTCATAAGCCATAACTTTTTTAGCAACTTGTTTATACATAGAAGTATCTGCTGGAGTAAAATCTCCTGGTCCACCATAATCGTATCTTTCCATACCTTCAATCATATCATCACCGCCATACTTTAAAAAATTATCTGCTTGAGGAATAAGAACATTTTTTACAAAAGAATCTTCTTCATCTGTAAATTTCATATCTGAATATCCAGGTCCACTTAATATTGCTTTAGTCATTTGAACTGGACCAAATGCACTAGACCCTGAGCCTATTTTTTTTGTTCTAATATATCTAGCCATACCAGGATTTAAATTTCCTGTTTCTGCTTCTTCTATACCTAAGTATAAATCATCTATTGTAATATCTTCCATTTTATGCGACCACCCAACTTTTTGCTTTTGGTTTATATTTATAACTTCGTCCTTCCGATGAACGAATGCCAATAGGAGGAGCAGCAAACTTACAAGCGTAAGCCAATGCATCGATAGCATCGTCATGCCCCATCCTAGGACCGAATGTAATAATTTCATGATGTAAATCATACATTTCCTTTTTAATATGCATTTGCCCTACAGCAAATCTTTGTGCAAGTATACCTTGTATTCTATCTCTTTTAGACATACGAGTACCAGGCTTTTCTTCTTTAAACTTAACTCCAAACTGATTACGTCTTAACATTTCGCTACGTAAAGATTGAAATACAGGTCTAGACATAGTAGTATCTTCTATTACAAATAAAGAAGGATGATACCTTTCTTCTAATTCAAATATGTAGTCTACTACACCTTTTTTCTCATCACCAGGTATACCAAGTACAGGTAAACCTCTTTTTCTAATATACTCTAATACATAAACTTTATTAAACTCATCAACGCCAATTACCATTAAAACTGTATAGTCACTATCTCTTCTTATAACATCTGTTGCACAATCTACTCCTACAAATACATTAACAGGAACAGGATTGTCTGAATCTTTTAATATATAACCAATGCCTGCATCTTGGTCATACATATAACCACCTTGCCAATAATTAATATGGTCTCTACTAAATACAGAGTCATCTTCACTTTGCACTTCCATCATATACTCTTGATAGAATTTGTGAGGAGAACCTGAGTCAGCGTAAAACTTTTTCTTTCTATCTAATTCTTTTAAACCAAACCAACTGTCCCATAATGCATCACCTTTTTCAGTTATCGCTTTATGCAAAATAACATCCCAAGAAAACTTTTTATTTTCCGATACAGATTTCTCATAATTAACAATAAGATTATTAATAAAACTATCAAAGTGGACAGGAGTCCCATTAATACGTAACCTGCCAGTATGAGGCTCAAGAGCAGGGAATACCACAGCAGTAATAAGGTTGGAGTTTTTTGCTCTAGCTTCAGGAGTAATTGTATTGTTCTCGTCCTCAAAGTCGTCCAATACGATAAGGTCGTATCTTTTGTGTAGTTTCGCACCTCCCCTAATCCCTGAAATATTAGATTTAGAAATGAGCTTACACCCATTTGCAAACTCTATATCTGTTTCTGTCCATTTCTTTCCTTTCAAGTCGCCAAAATAATATTTAATCCTATCATTTGTCTCAATGTGAGTCTTTACATAGTCCATATTCCCTGTGGCAAGCTTTGCAGTAGCGGATACCCATCCATAAAACAAAGGCTCATCAACATCTGATAAGCCCCATTCTTTCTCTTTACCATTAAAACAGAAAGATTTTAAAATATCGCATTTAGTAAGAACAGTCTTTCCATGTCCTCTAGGCATAATAATAGCTAACTGCTTAATAGACTTATCATCTACCTTGTCTGCTATTTGGTAATGAAACCAAGGCGTTTCACTTCTCATATAATCTTGAGGCAAGAATAACTTGCCGAAAGCAATCATATCTGAATAAGCTTCTCTTAAAAGTTTTTCTTCTCTAGATACATTATGAAAATTGATATTGGCCATTATTTCTTTTTCTTCTTACCCTTTTTTTTCTTTTTCTTAACTGGAGGTCTCCCTCTTTTTTTACCGTATGTACCTGGACCGTATGGCATGCTATACTCCTTCTTTGTATTTAAAGTTACCTTTTCTGTAACCTTTTTTCTTTTTATGCTTCATCCCAACTGGATGAGGCTTTTTATTTTTTTTTCACTTGTGAAGTTTCATTAACATCTCCACTTTCTAAGTGACTTATTAATTCTACTATTAGGGTCTCTACGTTTTTTAGAACCTGTTAATTTTTTCTTCATACCTTTCATTCTAGCACAGAAACTAGCTTTTCTAGACTTTGCTTTACCTTTAGGATTCTTCTGAGTAACAGGAGCCTTTAAATTACTACCTTGCCTTCTTGCAGAAGCTCTACCTTTAGCATTTAAACCTCCACTAGGAGACTTGCCTTCTTTCCTTTGCCATGCTGGTGATTTAGGCATTATACACCTTCTTTATATTTATTATTAACAACTTTATACACTATACCTTCTTTTTTAATTTTAGGTTTAGTATGTTTTTTAACAAAGCTTTCTACAGTCTTTTTACTCATAGGTTTACCTGTTTTAGCATCTTTGTAACTAACTTTAGCCATTATATCTCCTATAGTTTCATAATTTTTTTAAACATTAAAACACAAAGAATAATAAGCATAACACTGGCTATGTCTACAAAATGATTACCTGAATCACTTTCTATACTACCTATAGGCGTTTCTATCTTTACTCTTTTAGTTTCATTCATCTTTTCTTAGCAGTCCTCTTAGACCTTCTAAATGCTTTAGCAGTAGGAGCGCCTTTAGCACCAGGCTTTCTCATCTTTTCTCCACTACCTGCTTTAATTCTTTTACGCTTTGCATGTATGTTAGCGTATAATCCTTTACTTCCCTTTTTCTTTCTAGGCATAATTACTCCTTTAATTTAGGTCTTTCAACACTTTCATCTGTAAAACCACTAAACAATTCTTTAGAGGCCATACCTGTTATCTCTTGAACCTTAACTCCCTTATCTTTTATTTCTAATACTTCAGATAACTCTGTTAAGGCCTTTAATCTATCAGAGTCTTTTTCAGCAGTAGTGGCAATAATCTTAATACCATCTAATACTAACTCTTCATCTATCTCTAATTTTTCTAATATAGGCTTTAAATGTTCTTTCATTTTCTTTTGTACCCTCTCTGTTTTAATAAGTAGCATTGCTCTTGTTTCAGCATACTTCTCATTATCAGTCTTATATGCATTTATATATGCATCTTTTAAAGTCATATTCTTTTGCAAGTTGTGAATAAACAATTCTTCTCTTGCAGTTAATTCTTTTCTATCCTCTAATACATCCTTAGATGATTTCTTGCCAGATAAAGAATAGATGTTCTCTCTTCTATCTGCATCCATCTTCATCTTACCATCTTTTAAGAATGTACCAGTACATGTACCTACGTAGTCTACCTTCTTTAAACTACCTTTACTTCTAAACATAGTACCTGTTCTAAGTATCTGTAGTACACATCCATCATCTGTTAACACCCAATCTCCAAGATTGCCATGTCTCCAGTCATATAAGTAATCAATGTTTCCTGGCACTTCATCCACGTCCTCAAAGACGTGGTGGCGTTTGTTATTAACGGTATAAGACCTCATGCTTCCCCCATAACTTGCATTTCTATAAGACCATCTCTTATATCTTTATCATAATAATCTTCAACTTCTATTTCAGTATCATCGTATATTGTGTCAAAAAACTCTATTAAGGTCTCACATTCTGCTTCATCTTCATTGTATATAATAATTAATTTATACATTTTTTTCATATATACATAATTTATATAAGAAAGTGTAATAATTGCAACCATTATTTATTTTCTATAAGTTACCTAGAAATAATATAATTACACAGATTTTACAAAACATGATTTTTAAAAAAACAATCGCAAGAGGTAAAATGGGAAAAATTGGGGCATTTTAGTGGAGGCTATAACATTCATACCGTACCCACCCAAAGCACTTTTTTAATTTGCTTTTTACGTTAATTTTCAATTCAAAACAGAAAGGTAGGTTCTAATAATGGAATCAATAGCAGCAGGACAAGAAATCAAAGCAGTATTTGTTATTAACGACAATTCAATCTTTGTATCTTGTAATTACACAGGTCAATACTCTGAATACAATAATGAGAAAATGTATTGGTTCGAGAATACCAAGACAGGTACTGAGTACCCATTTACTAAGAAGCAATTAGAATCCTTCGCAGACGCGCAAGAACGTCACAAGGAAGAAGTAATCAACTTCTAGCATAGGCTCGCAAGAGCCTTTACGAAGTAGTTAAACGGTGTAAATAGGGACAGTATAAGACATTGGGACTAATGTATTGTCCTTATTTGCTCGTAAACATAGTCATACACTCAACATTATGTGTGTGTGCGATACTTATACAGATTTTAGATAAACGTGACCAAAACAGGAGATTATGTAAATGATACATATTACAGGTAAATATAAATGTAAAGATACAGATGGTGAAGAACATATTGTAATTGGTGTAGTATACTGGGATAAAGGATTAAATAAAAATATTCGTAAGTATTTTATAGAATTTCCAGGTGGTACTGTTGCAAGTGAAGATGGTGTAGATACTGGATATTATCCAACTACTTATCTAACAGCAAGTGAGATGGATATAGAATTAGATTTACAAGATAAAATAGAAATATAATAAAGCACTGAGAGCTATTCAAATGTGAACCTTGACAGGTTATACTATATCATGAGGTAGTATTTAGAACACTATTAGAATAAACCTCTCGACTCTGTTAGCGTGTGCTAACCGATAGAACTTATACGTGATTTCTTATTGTTTTCACACGTATGGTGACTAAGCTAAAGCTTCTAGCAGAGTTGGTGCTTTGTTTAACTACAGGAGATATAAATGAAGATAGGTAGAAACGAGAAATGTCCTTGTGGTAGTGGTAAGAAGTTTAAGAAGTGTCACATGAACACTCAAAAAGGTAAAGCCATACAAGGTAATTATGGTCAGCCTTATATAGATTTTATAATAGAATCAATGAAGAAAGATTTGTCCCCTTAAGAGACACAGGTCACTAGCATATCCTACTTGCATCCGCACTATCTGTTCCGCAGAATACATGTTGGTGGCCTGTAAATATTAGTTAAATAAACAAAGGAGTAAAGTAAATGGAAAAATGGAAGTATAATGATAATTTGATAACAAGCCTTGCTATATGTGTAGTAGCACTACTATGTATATTCTTCTTGTTTTCATGTCAAGCAAATAATCATGAAGTTAAACACATGAGTTTGCCTGATAAAGTAACTGATACTACTACAGATAGTATTAATGTTATCAATGATGATAAAGCTGATGAACCAGCTGATTCTACAGGATTGGAGGAGTCTACACCTGTAACTGAAGAAGCACCTGAAGAGGTTGTACCTGAAGTTATAGAAGAGGTAGTAGAGCCTGTAAATGAGTCTGTAACGGACACTTTATCTTTACCAAACGACACTACAAATACAATTAAATAATCCTGTAGTGGTCAACGAGAGAGGCTATTGATAGTCTCGAAACATAGGATAAAACAGTTTGCTATCCCTATGAGTCTCTCTCTTTTTTATGTAATAAAGAATTAAGGTGGTCGCTGGTCTGCAGACTAAAAGATAGATAGGCACTATTTAAAGCACTATCTCCACCTTATAAATTGACAGTTGTTAGCGCAGCTGTAAATAGTTGTCTGAGGCAACACCTCTACACGATGAGAGGAGCTAGATGGTCCTAGGACTCTACGCTTGCTCCACACGATATGTTAAAGAAATCAGCAACAGGATAAATTGGTATAAGAGGGATAGTCTTTTACTTTGAGATTTCAAAGTTGACACTCCATCCAAGAGTCTTTAATCTCTGATAAGAGAACACTGCAGTATTATCCTACTCAGACTCGCTGCAGTCTAGAATTTATTAAACAACACAGGAGAAAACAATGGCAGGTAAACATAATCTAAGTGCTACTGAATCATTTAAAGGTAAGCCACTTACAGTCAACGCAGATGGTAAAGTGCGTAAGCACAATTATTTTCAAAAGAATAGCAAAACTGAGAAGATACTTAAACATCTTCAATCAGGTAAAAGCCTAACACAACTAGAAGCAACTAAGTCTAAAGAATTTATGACGATTAGACTTTCTGCTATCATTAAAGAGTTACGTATGAGAGGCTACAATATTCAAACAACTATGATTAAGAATCCTAAAACAGGTAGTAAACATGGTGTATACCATATGGTTACGGAGGATTAATGGACATAGATGCAATACAACTAATTGGTAAGAATAATAAATTGCTTTATGATATTCTTTCAGGTAACTACAAACCAAAAGACTTACGTGATTTGATAGAATTAAATAACGAAGTTATTACTAGGTTTGAATGCGACCAAGATGAAATGGCAAATTATTATACCAAGAAATATAATGAAGAAAGAACTGGTCACGAGTACTTGTAACCAGAGCTGGTAACTGGGAAGAGGCAGAGGTATCGGACACAGTTGGTGTTTAAAAATCGACTAGTCTGCCTTTTCTGACTACCATTATTGGTATGTAACTATAGCAATAGCAGCCCTGAGAAGTTACACTAAGTTTATTCCAGGAACCTTTAAAAGAAGCGAAAGCGAGTCTGCAGTATTAACTTACTGTTGGGAGTGATAAAGCCTTGAGGCACTACTATTGAATGATAAAAAAGCCAATAATTAACATAAACAAACAACCAATAACAAGGAGGTCAAATGAAAATTGACTTGACTGTTACATACAATGGTAATCAGTTAGATATAGACTTTGGTGATTGTGAAAACGCTCACGATTGTTTAGACGCTATTGTAGATGCTGTGGCACCTGAAATAGACCCTGAATATTCAGGTTATTACACAGTAACTAAAACTGACTACTAATGTAAACACATAGCATGGAATATATATTTCACTTATGCATCACTATATTATCGTGCTATAGATTGGAGAAAAAATGAAACTGAGTAAAGAACAGCAAATAGATTTGATTGCTAAAGGTTTAGCAAAAGCAGAAGAACTTGTAGAGGCGTATATGCCTAAACATACATTTACTAAAGCCGAAAGAGATGCTTTTAGAAGCGTAGCTTTTGATATAGTAACTAAAGTTGCGCCAATGGAAAAAGATGATGCTTTTGAATATCTTAAAAATAAACATAAAAATGAATTAAGTGCTAAAGAAATATACAGAAGGAGTATAGAAAATGAGTAAAATTAAAGTAAAAGTTAGAGAAGAAGAAAATCAGACTAACGTATATAGAAATAAGAAGGTTATAGAAGTTGACCATGCTAATAAAACAGTATGTTTTTGGGAGACTAAATATACATTTGATGAGTTATTTGATTTTATTATGGAAACACCAGAATTAGCAAACATGTTTTCTAATACATTAACTTTTGAATCACAGGAGGATTAAAGATATGGCCACTAGCAGAAATAAAAATAATAATTATAATCCAACAGGTAAACCAGCTTCTGAAAGAAATGTAGTAAGATACTTTACTAAAGATAATCTTAAGAAAGCAATACTTCATGCAGAAAATACAGATAAAGCTAGAAGTGTTTACTCAAGCACAGTGTTTGCTTTTCTAAAAGACCACGACAAAAATACTAAATACCCTGTTGTATTTGATATGATACATAATCAAGTAGAACTTAGAATGAGAATAGCAATAAGTGAAGATGTCACTATAATGCTTGATGTAGATTATGATAAAGTAGATAAATGGAGTAGTTGGACAGACCACGATGGTCCAGCAACATTAAGTTTAGGAGATATAAATGAGCAAAGTTAAAAGTATACAAAACCCTGAAGAACAAGCTGTTAACCATTGGCAAAAGACCTCAGAGGAATGGCTTGTAGGTAGAAAAATAGTTAAATGCAGATATATGTCTGATAAAGAAATGAAAGAATCAATGTGGTTTAATAGACCATTATGCATATTGCTTGATGATGGCACTTGGATTATTCCACAGTCTGATGATGAAGGTAATGATGGTGGAGCATTATATGTTGCTAACGCTGTAAAAGAAAAAGCAACAGTTTTACCAGTAATATAGGAGATACTATGAGAAAACCAGATTATAAAAAAATGAGAGATATGCTTGGTAAAGATTACAAAGACTTAAATAATGATGATACAATGTATGAGTTTTTAAAATCTTTTGAGCCTTATCAAATTCCGAAAGTAGAGGTAATAAATGGTAAATTGGACTAATGTTTTAGTTTATGGCAGCATGTTTGTAAGTGCTATATTTATATGGTACTTAGTAGTTTATTATTTAATAGATTGGTGGTGTAAATGAAAAATGATAATCATATATTAATACAATATCCTGATGAAGATTTATTTGAAGACGGAGAATTAAATGATAATAAGCACGATATATTACATAGAATATCAGAGGTTGAATATAAAATACTTCAGATGTGGAGACATGATAAAATAGTTATAGCAAGATGGGAGAAATTAAATGGTAGATGAAGATTATGAAAAACATATATGGTGTAGCGGTAACTGTGATACAGATGATGCTATATATTACGATGATGGTAATAGTTATGTCTATGAATATAATGGTGTAGAATATATTTGCACTAAACATCATTGGCAATGTCCTAATTGTAATAAGATTGTGCAGGTAGGCTGATGAGTTGGTTTTGTCAAACAGAAGAAGCTAAAGAGCAGTTAAAAATCTGTAAAGAAAATAATTGTCCTGATTGTGAGAAATGTATATGGATATATGAGTCTTACAATGCAATGGTAGAACATGGTACACCTATAGTAGAGCCAGAAATACCTCATCCACTAACTGATTATGTAATAAAAAAGTTTAATGGGAGGCTTATAGATGGCTAAAATACATACAGAACTTAGAACAGTCTGGATAACACCAGATGGATACAAATTCTTTTCTAAAGAAGAAGCACAATTACATTGTGATGAATTTAATTTAATAACTAATAACGAAACAGGAGAAAACGATGTTAAAGAAATCTAAAATGTCAGTACAACAACGTAAATACTTTGTGGATAGAATTACGTCTACAATTAATCAACAGATATTAACATTACGTCAGGCTAATGCAGCTGAGGTATATGATGTGTCTGAAAAACACTACAATAAATATTTAAAGTCTTTAAAATTAGATAAAACTTTAAAAGATTTTGACATGTATAGAAAAAAAACTAGTGCTTTATATCAAAAAATAGAAGCTGTTTATAATGAAGTTAAAAATACAATAATTGACCCTAATGCTGATTGGAGAGAAAAACAAAATGTTCCGACTATATGGAATAATACAGATATGAAAGAGATAGATAAAGCATTTAGATGGGCTTGTAATGAGACAGCTAGAAAGAATAATAATGGCTGCACTATGACAAAAGATATACAGGCTCTTGAAAAGAAACGTGACAAAGCTATTGATATATTACATGGTGTTGAAGAGTTTGCTGATGTTATGGAAAAAGTAAATGTAAGTCTAAAAGGTACTGATGTGCCTAAGTTAGGAGAGTAACATGGAAGATGCTAAAGTAATAATGTTGCTTGAGAGATGCAATAAAGCATTCCAAAAACTAGATGAAACTCTTATCTGGGTTAAATCTTTTCTTGAAGGACACCCTGGAATGGTAGAAATTCCTCAAGAGTTAAAAGACAAAATTGCAGATGCACAGTTAGAAGTTTATGATTGTAAACAGTTAACAAATATTATGCAATTAAGACTAAAATCATTAGGAAATAAAAAAGAAAATGACTAAATTATTAGTCCGACTTTAATCGATTAAATAACAAAAAGGAGTGCCAATGAAAGTGTTGTATATTGATTTTGAACAAGGTTACAAGTCACTTGGTAGTGGTGAAGACATTAAAAATGCCTTCGGTTATCCAATGCTACAGTTTGACAAATACAGTGATTTTAAATCATTGCTAGGTAAATTGTTTGAAAGAAAAGTAGTACAAGAAGAAGTAAAAGTAGGAGCAGTAACTGTTCCACAAGAATCTACAAAATGGGTTAGAAAACAAGGTGTAGATTTAGATTGTATCGTACTTGATACAGGTACTGAACTTGTAAAAAAATATCAACGTGAATTGCAAGGTACAAAAGATAAACTAACTATTCAACAATGGGGTCAGATAAAAAATCAACTTGACATCTTGATGAATGTAGTAAATCAATTACCTTGTAGTGTTATAGTAAATGTCCATACTAAACCTATGAAAGATGATGAACTAGGTATACAAAGATTGTATCCTGCAGTAGAAGGTTCTACAAAAGAAGATGTAGGTAAATGGTTTGACTTTGTACTATACACAAAAGTAGATAAAGACAAAACAGGTAAAAGAAACTACATCTGGGTTACAGGTAGAGATGAAAGATATTGTCATGCAAAAGACAGGAGTCAGGCTCTACAAACTGAGATGTTACAAGACTACAGTAAGATTTTTAATGTAGTTAAAGAAAAAGGCTGGGGTAATGCTAAAGTATTATGTATAGGTGACCCTGGTAGCGGTAAAACATTAAGTCTAAAAACGATAAACAAGGAAGGAAGTAAATAATGCCGATTACTATGACAATAAAAAAAGGTAGTGGCTCTGGTAACTTTAAACCAGGCTGGAGTGAAGTAACTGTAACTAGCGCTAAATATGGTAGTTTAGATAATGGCTCTAAATATATTGATGTTAAATTTAAGGATTATCCTGATAGTTTTAACATGAGAATGTATGCAAAAACATCTAAAGCAGGTGAAGAGTTTGCTATTGCTAATTTATTTAGATTTGCTCAAGCTGGTATACAAGAAGTTGCTGATAGTGCAAATGATAATGAGGTAGTAGTAAAAATAGACGATTCTGCAGAACAATTAGCAGGCAAAACATTTAATATTTATCTATATAAAAACTCAGATGGATATTATAGAGTTTTACAAAGAATCGCACCTGTTGTTGGACAGAATGCTCTTGATACATTTACAGAAAATGATGTAGAATACTGGAAAGGTAGAGCAGAGCAATACTTTAAAGAATGGGTAGAACCTAATATTGGTAGTTCTGTTGCTGATAAAACAGAAGGCGACATGCCATTCTAATTAACTGACAAGTTAACCAAAGGAGAGTTCCTCTAGAACTCACTAAAAAAACCAAATAGAGGGAGCCTTGTAATGAGGCTCTCTTTGTTAGGGAGGGAAAATGAGATATTTAAACAGAAAAACATTTATTATAAGAGATTCTGGTAGAAGCAGTGACTTTATAACACCTAGTTTTGGACATGGTTGTGAATACAAATGTACTTATTGTTATATGAGAAGAAATGTACCAACAGGTTTAACAGTTGCTAAAAATACAAACATGATAATTGATAGTATTGCAAGTCATTTATGGTTACTAGATTGGCCTAAGAAACCTAATCAAACACATAATAAATATTATACATATGATTTTAGTTGTAACGAAGATTATGTATTACATGCAAAATATCATGAATGGGAAAAATTATTTGATTATTTTGTAAACGAGCCAAAGGCTATGGGTACTGCTGCAACTAAATATGTAGGTAAAAAATTATTGAAATACAATCCTAAAAGAAAAATTAGAATTAGATTTAGTTTAATGCCACAGTTCTTATCTGATTTATTAGAACCTGGTACACCAAAGATAATAGATAGAGTAAGAGCAATCAATGAGTATTATGATGCAGGTTATGATGTGCATATAAATTACTCACCAATAGTTATGTTCAAGGGCTTTAAACAATCTTATGAAATGTTATTTGAAATGATAGATAAACTAGTTGACAATGAAATAAAGCAAAATGTAAAAGCAGAGTGTATATTTTTAATACACAATAAAGTACTACATGCTCATAATGTAGAAAATGAAATACAAGGTGAAGAATATTTATGGCAACCAGGCATACAGGAAAATAAATTATCTGAATATGGTGGTGAGAACGTAAGATACGATAGACACTTGAAGAAGGGTTATATTAAAAAGTTTTTAAAGTTACATAAAAAGACGTTACCTTGGCAGAACGTACGATATATATTTTAATTATAAGGAGAACAATATGATAAGAGAATTTGCTTTCGGTTTATCAAATAGACACCATTTTATGGATAGTGCTGATATAGGTAAATGGGAAAACATTGCGAAAGATACTTTCCATAGTTTATGGGAGTATGACAAGAATGTTGTTGAGTATGTTAAAAAGAAGAGTAGTCTATCAGGTTATGATGGTAATATATACATGCCTGATGAGTTTTTACTTGATATAGATGGTAATAATCCTGAAAAAGCAAGACAAAAAACAATGGCGCTTGTAAAAATGCTTGATGATATGGGTGTATACAGATGTAATGTGTACTTTAGTGGCACTGGTTTTCATGTAGGTATATCTAGTAAGAACTTTATATGGGAGCCTTGTAAAGATTTGCATCTAAAAGTTAAAGATGAGCTAACAGAAAAAGGTATATTTGAAATTGCAGACCCTTCTGTAACAGATAAGACACGTATTATAAGGTCACTTAATACAAGAAATAACAAGTCTGGTTTGTGGAAAGTACAAATTTCGATGAACTTACTACATAGTGCTATAGAAGATATTTTAGAGTATGCTAAAACATCACAAAAGTTTGATGACCAACTTGAAGGCTATGAAACTATGAATCCACCATTTGATGTAAAGTCTCGTAAAATAAAGAGTTACGACAATTTGATTACTAAAGATTATGGCAGAGAGCCAGACCCTACTAACTATCCTTGTATATCAGAAATGCTTAAAGGTACAGGATTTGGTAACAGGCATGCTGTAGCATTACGTTTATCTGCTTGGCTTAGATGGTTATATCCAGAAGATACTGTAAGAGTAATGATGGAATCATGGCGTAAGAAAGTTGATATACCAGAAAAACCTTTTACAGAAAAGGAATTAGATGGTATTATAAACTCTGCTTATCAAGCACATGGAGGTAAAGGCAATAGATATGGTTGTAAAGACCAAGTAATGGATAACTTTTGTAAAAGTACATGTAAACTATATAAATCTAAGAAGTCTGTAGGCACTATGTCTGCTGCTGCTATGGAAAAAGAGTTATTTACATTTTATGAAATGGACGATGCAGGTGTAAATCTTGGTAGACCTTACGGTAAAGATTTTCCTATATATCCTGGTGAGGTTGTTATTATACAAGCACCACCAAAGTCTATGAAAACTATGTTATTACAAAACTGGATGTATGAACTTGCTAAACCAACATACTTTCTTGAATTAGAGATGTCACCAAGACAGATATGGTCTAGATTCTTGTCAATTCATTTAGAGAAAGAAGATGAAGAGATTAGAGAAATGCATAAAAGAGGAGAACTAAACGGTATTAGCAAACAATTTGATTGGTTGACTGTTGATTACAATCCTTGCAATTCTAAAGAATTAGCAAAGAAAATACAAATGTGTCCTGTTAAACCAGAAGTTGTTATTGTTGACCATATGGGTCTATTCTCGTCTAACCAAAGTGATAATAACATCAAGTTAGAGGAAGTTTCTCAGTCTTTAATGGAACTTGCTATACAACAGAACGTAATTGTTTTTGCTGTTAGTGAGATTAGCAAGACAGCAATGAGAGAAGGTATGGATATATCATCTAGCAGAGGCTCTTTTAGAGTTGCTTACAATGCTAACAAGATTATATCTGTATCACCAACTAAATCACAAGATGGTTTGATTTCTAAAATTAAAATAGAAACTACAGCCAATCGTGAGAAAGAATCGTTGTATTTGAATTTATATCCTAAAGGGTGTAAACTAATACCAACAAAAGAACAAAACATAATACTACCATAATAAAGGAGAACAAAATGGCTAGGAAGCTCAGTGATATAACAAGAGACTTAGTTTTAGCAACTAATGAGTATGAAATCTTTAATGATGATGACTTACAGGTTAAAATTGATGAACTTGTTGCAGAAAGAAGTAAAAAAGAGGATGGTATCTACTTTTTCTATCAAGATATAGAATCAGAAATACAACTCTTTGGTAAACAAATGGAGAAAGCAAAACGTTATATTAATTTTCTCAAACGTCAACAAGAAAACCTTAAACAATATACTATAGATATGTATTCTAATACTGGAGAATTGCCTAAACACAGTGCATTGAATCCTATAAAAGTATCTGAGTCAAGTGGCTCTGTAGATATTATAGATGAGAAACTTATACCTGTAGAATATTATAAGGAAAAACTAACAATAGTACTTGATAAAAAGAAAATACTTGCTGATTTAAAAGCTGGTAAAGAAGTGTCAGGTGTTAAACTTAAAAGAAAACCATACGTAAGGGGGATTAAATAATGAATGGAGCTACTTTAATAACTTCAAATGCAGTAAGAATGAATGATTTAAAAGATATAGATATGCCAAACCCAACTAAAACATATGTACCTGTTAGTCACTATGATTTAGCAATGAATGTAGGCTCTATAGGAGAGCGTGTAATTGATAAAGAATTACATTCTAAGAAATTTGGTATTGCTAGAAAAGGACAGCATATGTTCGGTACTTTTACATATAAAAATCCAGAAGATGAGATAGGTATGTCTATTGGTTTTAGAAATAGTTACGACAAATCTATGTCTATTGGTGTATGTGTAGGTGCTAAAGTATTTGTATGTGAAAATCTAATGATGACTGGTGAAGTTACTATGATGAGAAAACATACAGGTAATATACTTGATGAACTTAACTCATTGATATTTAATGTATTGTATAATAGTGAAGATAAATTTGCTACATTACAAGAAGACAAAGAATCGATGAAAACAGTTGATATATCTAACCAAGACGCTTGGTCTACTATGGGCGTGTTATTTGGAAAAGGTATTATCAACACACCTCAGATAAGTATTATGAGAAAAGAATGGAAAAATCCATCTCATGATGACTTTAAAGGTAAGAGCTTATGGTCTCTGTATAATGCAGGTACTGAGGCTCTTAAAACTTGTTCTCCTACTCGTATGATGAGTAGTCACATTAAGTTGCACAAAGAACTAGTCGCAATGTCTTAGTCTTCTTAATGTATGTAATAGGGGGAGGCTCTATACCTTTCTTGCCTCCCTCTTTACAAAATAATTCTTTGAATAAATAAAAATAAAGGTTAAATTATTATATGTGCCAGTTTTATAAAAATAAAAATCCTTGGTGGATTCCAGAGGCAAGATTATTTGTTCCTCAAAAACGTGAACATAAACATGACCATTTTCCTGTAAGATTATGTACTAAGTGCAATAAAGTTTGGGAAAAACCATTAAAATACACAAGACACCATAAAATAATATTCCATGATAGTTTTCCTACTTATGGATTAACAAGGGAGGTATGCTATGTCTGCATCAAAAAAAGAAAAGATAGAATCTACGCCAGTAGAAGAAAAAAAAGTTGTAAAAAAAGTTGTAAGTGTAAGTAATTCTGAGTTAGAAGAAAGACTTGAATCTGCAATTAAAAGACTTAAAAAAATAGAAGAAAGACTGGGCCTTTAATGGGTTCAGTCAAGTCTAGTAAGGCCAAGGGAAGAAGACTTCAAAATTTTGTAAGAGATGCATTAAGATATATCTTTATAGAAAAATGGACGAAGTTGCCTAAACTAGAAGAAGATGATATAAAATCACAAACTATGGGAATGTGCGGAGAAGATATAGTTTTATCTCCTGCTGCTAAAAAAATAATACCTTATAGTTTTGAATGTAAAAACGTAGAAAAACTGAATATATGGAATGCATTGGAACAAGCGGAAGATAATTGTGATGGAAGAACACCAGTCGTTGTGTTCAAACGTAATCGTTCAAAAACATATGTAGTCATTGAATTTACTGAATGGCTAAAAACTATTAAGTAGGAGGTATTAATTTGGAAAAAGAAAAAAAAGAATCAACCATACAGGAACTAATTGACATCAGAGACAAGGTGCAAGACCTTATAAAAAACCTTGACACACACACTACTGACTAATCAAATTCAGGTATCAGACCTAAAGCATTAAAAACTTTATAATAAACATTAGCAACTAATCTAGCACCTTTAGTAGGGTCTCCAGTTTTAATTGTTTCTATAGCAACATTAAGTAAAAGCGGAGTTCCTATTCTTAAAAATTGGTTTATTAATTCATCTTCCTCATCTTCATCTATTGCATATAAACCTATTGTTGCTAGTGTTAACTTTAATGTTCTAAGTACTGTAGAAGATAAAACTCCTTCTCCACCTCTAATCATTGCATCTGGACTACCCATTCCTAATGCTCTTTGAATCTGCTTCATTTTTCTTACAACATTAAACTGTTCAAATGCTACGTGAAACATAGAAACTAATACTCTAGACCATATATATCTTGAGAATTGAGCAGTAGCACCTCTTTTACCGCTTGTATCAACATCTGGATTAAGCATTTTTGTAAAAAGAGATTTATTAAAAGCATTAACATCATCTGCATCGTAACCTAATAAATTACCTATAAAATTATTGTCAGGAATAAGAGCTTTACGCCATTCTTGCGCTCTTCTTGCTGGAGGTAATCCTTTTAAAGATTTAAAAAAATTATCGACTGTTTGATATTCTGCATGAGCCTGTAAATAAGGATAAGTTTTAAACTTCCATATGGTTTGACCTGCTGCTCCTCTAAACATCTTAGGAAAGTTTTGTAAACTAAAATTAAACATAGTAGTAGTAACTAATGCACGACCTGCTTCTATTGCTCTAGGATGTGTGTAATTACCTTTTAACTCAGGCTCTACATAATCAGCGTACATAACAACACCTCTTAACAAAGTGTTTCTTCTCATACGTATCTCACCTTTTATCATACCTAAATAAGATTCTAATTCTTTTGCCTCTGTAAACTGGTCTGTAATACCGTATGCTGACATTCCCCATGTTACAAATATTCTTAAAGCTGTATCACTTCCTTGGTCACCCATTTTTTTTCTTATTGCATCTAACCATTTATCGCTAATAGTTCCTTTAGCAATTCCATTTACTGCTTCCCAACTACCTTCTAATAAATTTTTTAATATAGGTCCTACCTCATCTTTTGTAAGGTCTACATTATCTTTTATAAGTTGATTTGTAAATAGTATACCGATAGATGAATTAGCAGCTCTTTTCATAAAATCAGTTTTAGCAAGTTTATATAATGCTATATCTTTTTGAGCAACAAACCCATCAGCAAGATTTAATTTACCAGTGTGAGTAGCTAAAAAAACATCTGCTACAGAAGTAACAGTATCTAAAACACCTGATGCATCTACTATTTCATTTGTTAGTGCTTCGTCCTCTAAAATTCTTCTAACTTGCTCTTCACCTTGCATACCTGTTTTTATAATAGCACCCATATGTCCTTGCATATTATTAGCAAGACTTACATTTATACCTAAAGTATTAGCTGAAAGAAAAGAATTAAATCTAGAAGATGCTTTTTGTAATTGTTCTATAGTAATCTTAGAATCTTCTCCTAAAAAATTATTTATGCCATCTACTATTTTTTGATTAGAATAATCAACATAATAAGGAACTGGTGCTAAACCTAAAGCCATTACAGGACCCATTGCTTGAACATCTATTCTACCTAATGCTGTTTTTATTTCTTCTAGCAAATACTCAGTTATAAAAGGCTCTGTAAATTGCAAGTTATTTATTGAAGATGTATTCAACTCATTATTGTAAGTTGTATTAACCATGCTTTCAACATAATCTGTAAAAACTGCTGGGTCACTTCTTCTACCACCATACAATACAGAAGGGTCTGGGTCCTTTAATCTATTAGTATACAATTTTCTGTGCTTAATATAAGGTGACATTTGCTGTGTAGGTATTTTTTTTACTTCATTCTCTTGTTTTAAACCAAGCATTAATTCAATTTTTTCAATTTCAATTTCAAGCAAACCAGGTGTATCATCTGTACCATTATAAATATTATATCTTTTTTTCAATGATAACAGTTGACTACCTAATTTTCTTTTGTCTTTTTGGTTATCAGCATTATCATATAAATATTGCTTTTGCCCTATCTGCTCTTCTAGTCTAGTAATTTCATCTTCTATACCTTCTAAACTTTTTACAAGGTCAGCCATATTATCATTAAAAGTGTACATGTTAGGATAATAGTTTTCTTTTATTCCTGTAGAATAATTAAGCATATGTGGACTTAATACAGTCTTAATATTATCTTGTTCATCTATATACAATATATCTTCTAACTTTAAAGCATCTGCTATATTTTGAACAGCCTCATTAGCAGCCTCTTCTGTCATATTGTATTTATCCATATATCTTTTCTTTAATTTTGGTAACTGTTTTAAACCTTCCTGTAAACCTAAATGGTTTTCTAGGTTGCTTTTTTGGAACCAATCAAAAACTTCAGCGTATAACTCTCTCATTTCTTTTATAGTACTCCACATATTTACGTTTGACGTTCCTTGTAAGCCTGGGAATATACGTGACTTTTTAAACATTGGATGGTCTAAAGTTAAATCTAATTTAGTATATTGAGAGTAACCTTTAACTCTTATTTCTTCATTGTTTTTATTAAAGCCATTAAATATTTTTTCTTCCTGAGCCTGCCTAAATCCCTCTGTCATAGTATCAACTAAATCAACTTTATTATTCTGATGCTTTTTAACAGCAGCTACCCATTTACCATTTAATTTATTTCCTTTAGTTTTGGGATATATAAGAGTAGTTCTATTTGTATCAGGGTCTATAGTATGAGGAACTAAAAATGCTTCATACTTTTCTACACCATTTTTATCAGTAGTTTTCATTGTAACATAATAATATACTTCATTACCAACTCTATGCTCATGTATGTCTTTACTAATATGAAATCCACTATTAATAGCATACGTTACTATTTTATTGTATCTTTCAAGAGCATTACTATCTTTACCTTTTAAAGTTTTAGACCTTTTAATAAGGTCGCCTATAGGTTGAGGTACTATGTACTTAGTTCTACCATCCATTAAATCCGCTTCTAATTCATGCAAATTTTTTATACTAGTCATTTGCTCAAAAGGAGTTAAATTATTTTTATCTACTGGCTGTACATCTTCATTTGGAAAATATGCAATGTTAAAAGCATAAACAAAATCATTTAGGTTTTGTCTATTTTCACCATACTTTCTATTAAAGTAAATTTTCTTTGTAGATTTTTTATTTAATGAATCATGTATATCTTTTAATAAAGAAACACCTTTGAGAGATTTGTCGTTATGCAATATAACAAACATAGAGTCTTTCATACTCCAGTCTCTTTTACCCATGCCTTTATAACGCTTATAATCTAAGCCTGCATTTCTTTTGTCAAACCAACTTTTATAAGTATTATACAATAAGTTTATATCAAGAAGATTTAAATCTGTTATCTGCCTAAACCTAACATCAGTTTTAAACTGCATAGCCTCTTTCATTGCAAGGCCAACTTTTTCTACATCTAATACACTATAACTATCTTGTAAACTTTTAGTTAAATCAGTTCTAATTAAATCAATAAACTTATCTGCTATTTTTTTCTTAGTGTTAAAATCTTTAATATCTTGATATAAATTACCTTGTAAATTTATTGCTTTTTTTAATTGTTGTTTTAATAAAGGTTTATCTTTAGCAGGTGTAGTTTTTCTTTTTAATTTATCTTTTATATCTTTTTTACGTTTAACTACTGCTTTTAATTCTTCCTGTAACCTTATTCTACTTCCTGGAAAAACATGACCATATTCATTTCTCATAAAGTTATTTAATGCACTATCAATTCTTTGTCTTAATTGACTGTCGTTATTGACTGCATTCTCATCACCTTTAGAAAAAGGAAAACAGTTAGTTACTTTATTCTTTTTAGCCAAAATTATCTCCCTATCTGCAATTTAAAAATGGGTCGTCTTTAACCCTAATTTTAGATGTTTCTTTTGATACTTCACTAGATAAAATATCTTGCCCTGTATCTTTATTATAAGCCTGGTGTAATGTTTCGTAAGATTCCATAAACATTTTAAAAGTTGCTGGATGCACAAATACACTAGGATAATACAATCTTGTATATCTAATCTGACCTATTCCTGTAAACATTTTCCAAGTAACATGTATAGCAAAAACTTCTCCATGTTGTTCTAGCAATGTATTATATGGGTCTTTAAATTGTTGTATAAAGTTAAACATTTCTTCACTATATTCATAGATTTTTAATGTAGGATTATTTGCTTCTTCACCTTGTCTATCTTTTAATGCTCTACCTAATGCTAATCTAAATTCTGTTTCAAAAACATTAAGAAAATCTTGTGCAGCTTCTAATGCATCTCTAGTATTTTCATTTATTAAATTATTTTTTTCAACATATGCTCTAATTTTAGTTGCTAAAGAATCTACTTTAAAATCAGATATTGTAGATTCAAAACCATTTATAGCATGTATATTAACATTCTTTTGAAACACTTCGCTAAATTCCACTGGACTAGCAAACCCTTCTCCCCAAGATTTACGAGTAGTACTTTCATTTGCTCTTACAGTATCTTGTGCAAATTTTTCATAAGGTCTTGATATAAGCATTTCTTCTACAGTTTGTTCATTACTAATAGGCATAGATTTAATGCTAAGTTTTGATTTGCCTGCATTACTATCTATAAAAGATTTTACTTTTACAAACTTATCTGCTTCATTCATATTTAAAAAATTATACATTTCTTTTGACCTTAAATAAAAATTTTCTGAAGTTAAATTCTGTCTAGTTTCTTTATCTAAACCATTTCTAGTAGGACTATTGTTAAAGAACTTTAATAAATTTCCTAGCAGCTTTACTTGTATACCTTTAAAATTTTTGCCATCAACTCTTTTAAAAACTACCGATGCAATAGTTTCCATGTTAATATTCCATTTTTTAGTTATCAAATGTTCTTTGGTGTTATCAGTAGATGCATTTAAAAGCAACAATCTTTCATGTGCTGCTATAGTTTGCATATATTTATCACCTTTACCATCGTAAGTAGAGCCATCTCTATTAACTATTCTTGCAAAAGAAGGTAGGTCACTATCTTTTATAGAAGCTTTTAATGGAGCATAATCCATAACTACTTGGTCTAATGCTTTAATAACTTGTATTTCAGTACCATCAGATAACTCAATAATACCATCACCTACCTTTAACTCTAATACGCTAGCAACAGTTTTAAGGTTTGTAATTATTCCCATACCATTAAAATTCTTAACAACACTAAGCATTGTATCTACAAATCCAGTATAACTTGCTGGACTTGTTTTTTCTATTGGCTCAAATACGCTAAGGTCTGCAGATATATCCATTAATGTTTTTGCACTAGGTTCTTTAAGTAAAGACTCTAATTCTTTTACAGCATTTTGATTAGGCCATATAATGCCACTTGCTTTATCACCATCACTATCACCAATTAATGCTTTAGCAACATCTTCTGTATGCATTATTATAACATCACCAGCATCCATATCAACAGATAAAACATTTCTAAATATATAACCACCAGGACTTTGTACTGGCTGTCTAACAATGCCTAATTTATCAGGATTGTTTGGTAAAAAATTATTTAATGCAGTTACCTTATCTTCTAGTTCAAATGCTCTAAATTTATTAGCAGTATCTTCATCTACACTTTGTAAATATCTGTCTGATAAATATGCTAAATATCTAGTATTTCCTACACCAACTATAACACCTTCAGGCTGTCCATCTTTCATAGCAATACGACCTTTCATATCGCCTTTCATAATTAAACTAGTAGACATTCCTTGAGATACTTTAGATGGATTACTTCTATCAATAGTTACTTTTAATTTTAAACCATCATCTAACACATATGTATTATATAAACTTTTACTAAATATACTCCAAAACATAGGGTGATATATACCTTTACCACCTGTCATTTCATACATTTTTTTAACTTCTGTTGTAGCATCATCTCTAACTTTTGTTTGATACCTTAATAACTTTCTAGCATAGTCTGGATTACTTCTTATTTTATGTAGCTTGTTTAAACTAGTATCCATAATAGATTTAAATTCTTTGTTTAATAATTTTCTTATACTATTAAAAGTACTATTATTAACATTAAAAGAGTTAGCCCATGTGCCGCCTAATGCTGCATCTGTTTTTGATTTAGTAGCAGGCAATATTATTGTTCTTGTAGCACTTGCAGGTATATCAACTATATTATGAGTACCAACTACATTATGAGTTCCTTGAGATGTTTTTAATACATTTAAACTACCAAACCTGTCTATTGATTGTCCTGGAATATTTGTTGCTGGCCCTGCTGTAATAGTAACATTACCATTTACATCTTTACTAGTAGTTAAAATAACTTTATCAGTATCTTTTTCTACAACCTGAAAGTTTGGCTCTGCTATAAATAACATAGACTTATACTCGCCCATATTATCTTCTGCCTGTGTTCCATCTTCATTTAATTCTTTGTTTTGCTCTAATACATACGACACCGTTTTTACTTCTTTAGGGTCTCTTTCATAATTTAATAATGCTCTTCTACCAGAATTTGATGCTATTCTATTTATATCATCTGTTGTAGCATGAAACTGACCATCATCATTATCAATATCTGTCATACCTTCTATTGCTGTCTGAGCATCTATTTTATTACCACTATCTGTATCTACATAATAAACTTTATTTTGGTCATATATTAAAACTTTTCTATCTCCAGAATCTAAGTCTACTAATCCTTCTGATGCTGATAGTCTAACTCTGTTAAATATATTTTCTAAGTTTTCATTTAAAGCATATTTATTTCCTCTAGCAGCCTTTAACCATTCATGTCTTGCAATAATACTAGCAAGATATTCTCCCATATGTAAATAAGATTGATTCATTTTAGTTACTTCGTTTATAGTATCTTCTACAGGTAAATCTTTTATATTATCTTTAAAGAATTGCATTGCCTTATTATCAATGTTACCTAACTCTAGTTCTTTATTTAAATATTTTATAAAATTTACAATAGATAATTTTTGTTGTAAATCGTAAAGTTGATTAAAATCAGAAACTAAATCTGCAAACTTTTTAACACCCTCACCTTGTAGTTTTTTTAATACAAAATTTTCATAGTCTCTATAATCTTGCATAAAATTATTAGGTTTATCAAGAGATAGTCTACGCTTAAAAGACATAGGCATTTTAGGTAATAAAGATTTTATAGTTTCAGGAGGAAACATAATATCATAATAAAATTTATCTACATATGTAAGTAATACAGTACCACTATTACCACCTCTAATAGTTGCCATAGTTAAGTTTTCTTGCCTTAACATTATCTTTAGCCAATCATTTAACTTACTTTCAGAGTAATTACCATGAGCAGATTCAGCATACCATTCACCTTTTCTATCGCCTCTTTTTACTCTCTTCATTGTAACCATATCTTTAAGAGAAATATATGCTGTCTTTTCACCTATTTTAGAACCATATGGTAGTGTAGCTTTAGACTCATCTAAAAAACTAACAGGAGCATAAGGAGATAATTTTCTTTTTGTTCTTAAATCTATTAATGGCTTTACAATCATGTACTGCTCATTAGGAAGTTTAATATTTTTACCATCGTAATTAGTTATTACATAAAACTTTTTTGCTTTGCTTTTATTTTTACCATCTTTCTGTAAAAGCATAGTTCTATTTTCAGGTCTATTAAACTGCCATACATAGTATAATTTTTGTAGTGTTTGTATATTAGGTATTATATCAAAGTGTTGTTCATTTAAATTTAAATCATTTTCTAAATTTACTACACCAGCTTTTTTTGCTGCATCAAAATTTTCAGAAACATATTTTATAAAATCAGTAAAAGTATTTTCTCTAGCATTATTAAATATACCAATTAATTCTTTGTCACTTACTTCAGCATTTATAGCACTAAACAATCTATTTTTAAAATACTCTTTATTATATTTTAAGTTTACATCTTTAGAATTAGATTCTTCATTCCCATCATAAGTAACATCATCACCTTCATTACTTTCCTGTTCTGTTGCTATAATTTGGTCATCATACAAATCTATAATATTATCACTTATAATACTATATAACTCTTGAAACTCTGGACCTTCTTTATCAGTAATGTTAGGTTTAAGCATTACAGTATTTTGATAAACATTATCACCATAATGCTCTTTTATCCACATAGAAAAAAGTTCACCAATAAGACCTTCTTCTTTAGAATACATTTGGTGCATATAGCCTATTGTATCAAAATCATCTTTTTTATCTGAATATTTTTCTACAAATTTATTGTATACAGAATTAAATATAGGCTTACTTATTCTGTATGATTCTTCAATACTGACTGGACATATCATTTTTTGTCCCATTAACTTCTCCCTTTACTGACAATTCTTTTTATTTAATTCTTCTTTTGTTTGTTCTATTTCAGTTTCTAAATCTTGTTGTTGCTCTTTAGTTAAACCTGATTTTGTTTTAGATTTACCACCAATATCTCTAACATTATCTATATCATTATCTTGTAAAAACTGTGCAAATATTTCATTATCTGCTTCTTCTAAAGTAATTGCTTCTTTAGGTTTTACCTTTACATCTTTAACTTTCTTTTTATCTTTAGCTTCTTCTCTTCTAGCCTTTTCATTATTTAATGCTTTTAAATCACTCTTAGCAAGACTTTCGTTACTATTTTCTTTTTCTTTTATAAGTTTTTTTAGTTTAGGATTAGACAACTTAGATACAATAGATTTTTCTGACTCTATATAATAATTAGGAGATTCAATTAAATTAGCTTCTTTAGCAGTTGATTGTGCTTGGTTTGCTAAAGTAGTTTCTTCTTTTGATAATATACCTTTAGCTTCATCAGGTAACTGATTATTTAAAGTTTCAATCCTAGCTTTAACTTCATCAATATCTTTTTGTATTGCAGGTTTTTTATTAGCTGGTGCTTGTTTTAATTTGTTTTCATAAGTTCTTAATATAGATTGCTGCTCTTGGATTCTTCTTGTTTTGGCTTTAATGTTAATGTTGTCTACATTGTCTACACCTTTGTCTACAATAGTATCTGCTTTTTGTCTTTTTAGTCCAGCAGGTATATTTAATTGAGACTGTATTGCTTCATCAGTTGTTTTATCTGTAGACTTTTTACTTTCTTCTCTTTGTCTCTTAAGGTCAGCAGGAACATTTAACTGTTCTTGTATTGCCTTATCTATTGCTTCATCGCTCATTTGTTGCATTGGGTCAACATCTGCTTGAGTAACATCTGCAACAGCCTGCTCTTGTTGTGTTTGTAAAGCCTTATCAACTCCAACAGAAACAAGTTTATCTACACTTATATTTTTTTGAGCAGCGTCTATAAGATTATCAACCGTTAGATTATCTATACGATTTAATTTTTGTTTTTCACTTTTAGTAATATCTTTTTTATTTCTAAGATTACTACCTTTCTTACGTTTTATTTCTTCTAATACTTCTAACTTTAAACTATCTTTTACATCTTTATCAAGATTAGTTTTGTCGATAATATTTAAACCATAGTCATTAACAAGGTCTACAACTTTTTGTAAAGGAACTTGTTCAAACTTTCTTTTTTGATGGCTTATTACTTTATTAGCAAACTTATCTGTTCTTCCTGACGCTATCATCTCACTTGCTCTTTGTTCACCAAGCAAGTCTGGCTGCGCTCCCATTTGTATATTAACTACATCTTCAAGATACTCTACTTCATTATATGTTGACATATTACGAGTAGTCGGACTGGCACTCTCTGCACCTTGTTCTGTAATTGGTTTTGTATCAATTTCTATTCTATCATCTAAATCAACAGGTTTTTTAATTTCTGCAGATTTTTGAGTTGCTTGTTTATCAGGAGCTTGTCCTACCTGACTTCCAGGAGGAGCTTTAGGTTTTATTTGTTCAATTCTAGTTTGTGGAGTAACAGCACCAGTTATAGCACCCATTCCAAAACCGCCAACAGCAGCATCTAATAAAGTATTTATATCTGCTAAATCATCAAATTTTTGTTCTTCCCTATATCCACCTGTTTCAAATTCCATTGGTAAATTAAACCCATACATCTGATTAATAGGTTGACCTGTTTGCATAGCCATTTGTGTAGTATATTGTGCTATTTCAGTAACAGACTCAGCAACACCCTGTGTAAATGTAGCACCTGCAACTCTACTAAAATCATCTACATTAAGTCCACCATATAATTTTGTATTAGCAAGGTCATCTACATTCTTTTTAAATTTGTCACCAAAAAATTTCTTAATTAAACTTCTTCTAGTTGCAGGGTCTTTTGTTGTTCTTCTAAAAGCAAACATAAAAGGAAGTCTTTCTAAAGCCATAGATGCTGCAAAATAGTTTTCGAAATATGCCATTGCTAAATTCTTAGCCTCTACATCACTAAATCCTTTTTCAGTCAAATACTCATAAGCATCTATAAACATATCTGACGAATCCATACTGGCACCAATAAGAGCTTGTGTTGTTAAAGCTGCTGAAGGACTTTTAGTAACAGCACCAACACCTACTGCTGTTCCCATTTGAATTAAATAACTAGGTAATGCTCCTGTAACAGCATTAAATACTTTTTTAGTTAATTGACCTTCATCAAAAGCTTCACTCCATTCAACAGATTTACTCCATTCTTGCAACTCTGCATATTTAGGATTGTTTATATGTTGATTAAGCCTATCTGAAAGCAATGCATCTAAAGCAGCATCATTTTTACCATCCATAAATTCATAAGCAAATTTTTGTCTTATTGCATTGTATATACCATTGTTCCAAGTTAGGTTTTCATTTTTTCTTTTTTCATACTGTTCTTCAGTTTTATACTCTAATGGAGTCCAAAATCTATTAAAATTAGAAGGAGTTTTAATTGTTTGCTTATTACCACTAGGAAGTGTTTTTTCTTCTATATTATACCATTTACCATCTGGACCAACTTCACCACCTTCATCATACCATTGTTCTCTCATTCTTAATCTTTCAGTAGCATTAGGTAAAATTCTATCAGGGTCATCAAATTTTATATCAGTAGGTTTTTTAAGCGCCCAAAATAACCAATCAGTATATGTTCTTGCAGAATCTTCAGTTAATTGAGGAAATATATCTGAAACAGTTTCTCCTTCTGCTTTTCTTTTTTTATATTCTTCTTGAGATATATATGGAAGTTCATCAGCGGTAGTTCCTTTTATACTTTCAGTTGTATAAATTTGAGCAGTAACTTTAGCAGCATTTAATATATTGCCTATATTGCCAATATTAGCGCCAAGCATATCTGAATAACTAGGAGTTAAATCTTCTTTAGGAGCATAATCTATTAAAACATTTTTTAAAGTAGAGTCACTTGCAACAGCTCTATCTACATAAGATTTAATTGCTGCAGGGTCACTAAAATTAATTTGACCATTAGCATCTACTTCTGACACTAAAGGAAGAAACTTTTCTTTGTTATCTTTTGGGTAAAATAAATTTCTAGCTAACTCTTCATTCGTTAAATAATGAGTAGTTTTATTTAAATCTTTTTTCATTTAATCTCTGTTATTTTTTAGTATCAAATCTACCAGAAGTAAGGCTGCTTTGCCCCTTTAAATAATCCATAGACTGCAATGCTTTGTATGCCTCTAAAAAGGATATAAACATTTCATAACCCTTTTCTTCATTTCCGTCAAAGTTACTCTTAGTCATTTTCTTTGCAATTTCTTTATTATCACCTAAATAGATTTCTACAATATTATTCATAAGAAGAGCTTTATCTTCTTTTGTTAAATCACCTTCTAATAATTTTTTTATATCATCATTAGGGTCATAATAATTATCACCTAAAAATTCTATTCCATACATATTTTCGAATCTTAAACCACGTGCAATTTCATCAGGAGTGCTGTCAGAAGAAATAAATGAGCCACCAAAAAATCCACCTAGTCCAGAATCTAAATATTTAAATATGTTTTCTATATTTGTAGAAAGACCTTCCTTAAGTTGATTTCTTACTTGTTCATTTTCAAAATAATTATCTGAACTAGAAGCAGGTTGAACATTTACAAGTTTAAAATTACCTTCTGTTAATTTACTATCAATTTCAGAAATTAAACCTGAACCAGCGCCACTTCCAAAAAAAGTATCAATAGTATCAAATCTTTGTTGTAAAGCTTTTCCTTGGTCACTTAAAGTTAATTTATCTAGCCTTTCTTCAACATCTTTAATTGCTCCTGTTACTTCAACATCACCTATTGATAAAAGGTTAATTAGTTCCATATCATTAGTATTTAAAGTAGGATTTGGAATATACTGTCCACCTATCGTATTTTCTGCTGTAACTTTTTTATCTACTTCTTCACGTATAGTAATTAATTTTTGTTGGTCAAAATTAGAACTTTGTATATATCCACCTTTTCTGCCACCACCTGTGCCTGGGTCTGTAGCTCCTAACAACATATTTCTTTTTTCTTCTTTTAATTCTTCTAGTACTTTTGCTCGCATTCTTGTTTCACCAGAAATACTATTGTCTGCTAATATTATACTATTTTTAGCAAGCCCTTCATCACCACCAATCCAATATTTTAACGCTCTATTCATATGCATATCAAACAAACTACCATAATCTTCATTACTTTGCATTCCTGGCATATCAGCATCACTATCTGTAGATTGTAAAGTTTTACCTAAATCTAACCACGAAGTTATATTTTTTATATTAGTTTGATGTTCCTGAGCAACTTCACCTTGCCTATCAATAAACTTATACATGCCATCTAATATTTCTCCATAACTTGTTAATACACTATCTATCTGACTAAAAGTACCCATATCAGCGTTTTCTTTTAATTCATTTATATTTTTTTGTGTAGTTAATAAATCTTTATATTGTGTTTCATACTCCGTAGCATTGTCTAGTTTATCTTCTATTAAAGTATTTAAAGATTCATAACTAGCATTTATTAATGTTTGCTCATTCTTGTCTGTTATTTTTTCTAAAGAACTTTGTCTCCATTCTGAAAGAGCATTTCCAACTTGAGTATACTCATCTGCATCCATTGTATGGTCTAATTCATTAATAACTTTTACAAGGTCTGATTTTTCTTGACCAATAACAGCTAGGTTAGTATTTTTGTCATCTTCAAAATATTTATTTATAGAATCTGAAAAACGTTTTTTCTTTAAATTTTCATCAGACTTTTCACGTTCTATTGTGCCTGATATGCCTTGTAAATTAATTGCCATTTAAATCTCCTATTATAAAGAACCTATACCTATTTCTAATAAATCTGAAAAAGGACTGCTAACATCTGTTGACATAAACTCTGCACTTGCAAAATCACTTTGTAAATCTACATAGTCTCCTAACATATTGCTTGCTAATTGACCATAACTAGTTCCTACTTGCGCTAAGTTTGTTTGATTGTCCATAAAAGATTTAGTAAAACCTTCTTCTGCAATATCAGTAGCAGCACCTAATCCATAAGATGTTAAATTAACACCTTTAGATTGTAAAGTTTCTCCACCTTTTTGCGCTGTTGTAAAAGCAGTGTCTACTGCAGTTTGCATACCTTGTCTATATACTTGTCCTCCTGGAGCAAACATATCAGCAATATTAAACATAGATGTATATCTATCTTCTAGTTTAGTGCTTAATTCATTTATTCTATCTTCAAAACCTTCTAATCTTTTATTTGATTGACTCTGAGAGTAAAGATTTTCAAGCACAGAACCACCTGCTAATAATCCTAATTGTGCTGGTGTTAATGCCATTTACTTATCCTCCTTTAATTTTAAATAAAACTTCTTGTAATTTAATATATAATTTTTTAATTTCATAATCTTTTATCTAGTAACAAATTTTAATGTTATGTTACCTCTTATAGTTTGACTTGCACCAGCATTAGCATGACTAACTGTTGGGACAACAATATCACCTGCATCTAAGTCTACATCATATGTAGCACTACCAGCATACGCTACTCTAAAAGTGTCTATAGTTATTGTAGTTGCAGTTCCTGCTACTGCTAATGTAGTATCACTTGTTGTATCTAAATTAGGTGTCCCATGATATATAGTTAATGTTACATTTGTTGTAGAAATAAAATTAGTAACTACTGCTCTCATAGCTTTTAACGTACAATCTTCTGGCACAACATATTGTCCAGGCACATCTAAATAACTAAAACCTGTTGGGTCTGTATCATAATCATCCCATACCCTAAAATCTTCAGGGTCATCAACGTCTCTATAATAATGTCTTCCAGCAGATATAAGATTAGCAATAAATGGAAAAGATTCCCATACTACTGCTCCTGCTATTATACCATTGTCACCTTCAACAGATAAATCTTTTATAACATGCACATCTCCACCATCATCTTGTCTATCAATCTTTAATAATTCAGTAGTATTATCTAATATTTGAAAATATCCTGACGTTACAGTATTAGTGCCTACTACTTTAAAAAACCAATTAGTATCAGGATTAGCTATTTTAAGCATAGCATCATTATTAATACCATCACCACCAATGCCTGTTGCAACAATATTCATGGTAGAATCTCCTGCAACTGATTGTGTAATACTTCCCCCAGACTCAATATTTCCTGACGCTGTTAAAGCACCTGTTATATCTACTTCTCTTTCATCACCTTTAAATGTAACATAGTTAGTAGTGCCATGTGCTATAACTAAATTATCATCAGGTCTTATATACATATCTTCATCTGCTTCTATATATAAATCTTCAGGGTCTTCAGAGTTAGTGTATATTGTAGTATCTGAACTATCAAATTGTATTTTTTTCTCACTTGCTAATAATATATTACCTGTAAGATTAATATTTCCTGCTACATCTAATGCTTCAGAAGGACTTGTAGTACCTATACCTACATTACCACTTGTATCAACAATCATATTATCGGAATTGTAGTTTTGTCCTGAAAATACTAAACCATCATTTGTTACACCTACATACCCATCTTCACCTGCAGAATTTTCCATATGAACCATTGCTACTGTACTATCACTAGATTCAAATTCGGCAACTATTCCACCTGTATCAACAACGTGTAATCCTTGAGATGGACTTGAAGTGCCTATGCCTACATTTCCATTGTCTATAATAGATACTCGTTCTGTTGAATTAGTAAAAAATTTTAATCCTGAACTACCTATATTATTTCTTTCTATTTTTGTATGGTCAGTTGAATCTGCTAATTGTAAAGCATTTCCTGAAGATAAAAATAAATCGGCTGTTAACACTACATTTCCTGATGTATCCATTAAAAATCTATTTGTACTTGCAGTTTCATCTCTTATAATAAACTTATCTGAATTACCACCATCTACTCTTACATCCCAAATTTGAGCGTCATTTTCAAGCCTTGTATATGCTACACCATTAGTATGAGCAGTTTGTATTCTTACTCTTGTATTAGCACTATTTTTTTTGATATGAACTTCAGAACTAGCATTTGTTACATCGCCAACAGCAAGGTTGCCTGCTACATTAACATTATTATATGATGTTGCATGTCTATTAAAATCTTGTGTCCATGCTTGTTGATTAGTATTTTGACTTGAATAAGAAGACATCATTCCAATATTTTTTATAGCAAAGAGTTTACTTGTATCTGCATATTCAGGTATAGTTACAGTAACTCTTATATGAGTTTCTGTATTATGTAAACCTGTTGAGTAATACATCATTAAGCCAAAGCCTGTTACAATACCTGTTGTATGCCAATCAGTAGTAATTCCACTATTAGTTGTCCAATCATTATTACTATCATCACTTGCATCAAAACTACCATCTAATCTTTCTATTTGGACTGTAGGTGTTAATGGATTTCCTCCTGCAGCACCTGTACTCCAAGTTAATCCTCCTGTAAGTATAGAACTCCATGTATTTTCTAAGTAAAATAATTGGTCATCAGGCCAAGAAGTTGACCTTTGTATTACAAATCTAAATTTTCTTTTTGTATTAGAAACTTGATAGGTTGTGCTTCTTCTACCATCAAGCATAAGTTTTAAATTAGCAACATTACTTATATCATCTACATAAGCACTTGCAGAATAATCATAATATTCAAATGTTAGTGGTGTTTGAAATCTTAACAAATCTGTTTGTGTAGCATTAATAAATAAAGGTAAAAACAAATCTCCTGTTGAAGCAAAATATCCATGTGCATTTTCAAATTCAAATCCACGAACAGGCATATTCATTCTACCATTACCACCTATTTTAAAATTAAAACTACCTGCACTTGTATCATTAATACTTACTGCTTTAAGACCTGAATTAATCATTAATATATCATCATTACTTGCATTTCTAAATCCAAAATCAATATCATCATCAGACCCTTTATGAAAAAAAGTATTGCCTGATAATCCTGTTGAAACATAATCAGTCATACTATCATCTGTATATAAAACTTGTGGAAATGTTTTATTAAATGTTTTTCTACCTGTAAATGTTTGGTCTGTAGTAAGATGAGCAGTGTCTGCATCTAAATAAGCACTTGCTATTGCTGTGCCATTCCATGTTGCTCCTGTTATATTGCCTGTAAATACTGCATCACCATCATTTTCTATTCTAAATAATTCAGTAGCAGTAGCATCTGTACCAGCTTTTAATACTTCAAATTGCCCTGTTCCATTGTTATTAGCATCTACTATTAAAGCGACATTTGTTACACTACTTACTAATGTTTGGTTATCAACAGTATCTGAATCATCATCAAATTCTATAAAGTTCCAACTTCCTGCTGTATCACTTTTAATTTTATTGTCAGCATTTAATGTAATATCTCCACCAAAAATAGTCCCTGCACTAAATGTTTTTGTTCCACTAAAAGTTTGACTTCCTGTTAAATGAGCAGTATCACTATCTAAGTAAGCACTTGCAATTACATCACCTGTCCAATTAGCATTAGTAATGTTTCCTACAACATCTAAATTACCTTCATGTGATAATGTCATTCTTGCAGCAGTATTATTATTTCCATCTACATAAAATTTTAAATCGCCTGAATTACCATAAGCAGAATCTGCTTCATATGCAATACTTGCCCATTTTACTTCACTGTTATCATCAAACTTAAATTTTATACCAACACCAAAATCAATATCACTTGCATGATTATAAGGATTTCTTAATACTAATGGATATTGATAGGTTTCAGATTCTGCACCTTGAATTTCTAATAAATCTGAAGGACTATTAGTGCCTATACCCACTTGTGTATCGTCTTGTTCTGATTTTATAGTTATTCTTTTTGTTGAAGTACCTGAAGCATTAGCAGTTGTAAGATTTAATTCTTCATCTCCTGATTTATATTGTAATTGAGCCTTTGTAGTATTTGTTTCACTAAATCTTAATGATTGAGTTCCACCTGATGCAGTATCAATTCTTATATCACCTTCTTCAACGTGAAAAGTAGATGCAGGACTTACAGTACCTAAGCCTAATCTGTTAGTATCACCTTCAAATACTAAACCAGTTGAATTAATTGTAAAATTATTACCTGAACTTGTTCCTGTAGTTACAGCAATAGAACTTGAACTTTTTAATCCTTTAGCAAGAGTAAAATTATCACTTAATGTTTCATCAATAGTTGGTAAACTTGTTTCAAAAGTTATTGTCCAATCACCTTTATAATCATCTATGTCTGCTGTATAACCTACTTGAACATTTCTAACTGTAACCTGCATATAATTCCAAGATGTAGTTGTTTCGCCAATTAATACACAATGATTATTTGTATCGTGTCCAAATCTTACTGTATAATTATTTTGTTCTAAATTTCCAAATATTTGTGCCGATACATTATGCCACTCATTAGAACCTTCATCTTGATATACATAACCTGCTATATATGCACTAAATGCTTGATTAGTTCCATAGTCAAATACATCTACCCAAAAACTAATCATATCTGTAGGGTTGCCTGTACCACGAGGAACTGTAATTTTAATTGCTCCTGTATGAGTATTTGAACCTGTTCTATACATACCACCTGCAGGTTGAATAATACTACCACCATTACCTGTAGCACTATTTTCTATAAATATTCCACCTTCACCACGAAGCATTAAATCACCTGATAAATCTACTTGTCCATCACCATCTATTGATAAACGAGATGTGTTATCAAGTTTTATATCTAATGTATCATCACCTATTGTAATTTGATTATAAACAGTATCATTATATGTTCTACGAAGAACTAAATCTTCATCATAAGAAGCAACAAGCCCGTCATCTACTACAATCTGTTTATTAAAATAATATTTAGTTCTATCTGTATAAAAATGAGTCCAACCTGAATTTTGAGGACCTATAGTAGTATAACCACTATCAGTATATATTCTTAACGCTCCACTACTTACACCTAAACTAACGTGGTCTGTTGTTGCAGGGTCTGCTGCAGCTCCTGCTATTAATACATCATCACTAAACTTTTTATGTCCTGCTACTGTTTCATCACCTGTTAATCCTACCTTAGTTGCTATACTGTTAGTAACTGTAGTAGAAAAACTTGCATCATCATTAAGTGCAGCAGCAAGTTCGTTAAGTGTGTCTAAAGCACCTGGTGCAGAGTCTACTAATCCTGTAATTTCTGAATCTACATATGCTTTAACTGATTGTTGTGTAGGTATTTTAACAGCACTATTAGATGCCATATTATCTTCATCTACAAAGTCTGTAATAGTTATAGAACCATCAGATAAACTGCCAAATTCTAATGTATTGTTTAAAGTTAATTTACCTGCAGCATGTGTTAATGTAGTATTTCCATTATCCCAATTTATAACTCCTCCTGATGCAAGATGTAAATCACTAAATTGGTAACTTGTATTTCCAAGTGCTAACCCATCATTTACATGAGGTCTTAAAGTTGTAGCGTTTAATCTAAGTTCAGTTTCATCGTCAGCTTTAAAAATAATTACATTGTCAGTAGCAAACGATATTTGATTACCTGAATCTCTACCTATTACTAAAGAGCTATTTAGTATAGATGTAATATCTGTTTGAGCTGCTGCCATATTACTAGCATGTATGTTTGTAGAACCTTGGTCAGATGTCCAGTCTACTATTTCACTAGCACTTATACCAAGGTCAGATAAGATTTGTGCATAACTTCTTTTCTTTACTAAACCATCACCAGTATCATGCACTAATATATTTTCAGCAGAAGCATCTCCATCAGCAGGGGTTGCTAATTTTAATGTACCTGTAACTTCTAAATTTTTTGCAGCGTTTTTACCTATTTTTACATTCTCATTGATATACACCTCAATGCCTTGAGAAAACGAGTTTTTTAAGTTAAATTTAGGCTTTGTATCAGCCTTCCAGAAACTTAACTCTCCCTGCTTTATTGCTCTTTTAGCATCAATCTTTAATGAAGATAAAGGAACTGTACCTTGTCTAGATATTCCACTGTGTTCAGTTTTGTCCATAACTTGACGAACCCAACCTTCTTCAGTTTTAGCCTCTATAAAAAATTCTCTTTTGTCTACTCTAGGGTCACTATCAAAAGACTTATCTTGTACAATTCTAATATCTCCAGGATTACCATCTCTTGTATCTATATTAGATTTATAAGAAGATTTAACAGAATCATTTAATTTATTTATTTCATTATAAATATCATTAACAATTCTATCTACAGACTTATCCCCTGTAGACCTTCCAGTTTTTTGTGATTTTCTTTTTTTGCTATACATTGCCTCTTTCCCTATATATTATAGAAAAAGAATCAATCTCTGTATTGTAGGAATTATTGGATATATCAAAACCTGCTTTAAATTTTAACTTTATAGTTTTAGCCTTTTTATGTTCTTTTGGAAATTTATAAGACAAGCAATAGTTTTCATATGTTATATTATCTTGTACAGGAACAATCCATTTGTCATCATTATTTATCATATACTCAAATTCAGGAGTAGCATATTTATAAAATATTTTTAATCTAGATAGTATTTTATTTACAGTTTGGTTTGATAAAGAAAATGTTTTACTAGTATAATTAAACTGTTTAACAGTATTAGTTTTAAATAATTCTTTTAAAACAAATGTATCTTCTGTTTCACTTTTTATTTGAGAAGAATATATTTCACCTTTAGGTCCATTAAATGCACCTTTATACTCATTTGTTGTTTGTAAATCCCATCTTTTTTTATCTGAATTGTAAGTAAAAATATAATAAGCATCTAAAGGTTGTAATGCAAGATTACCATTAATATCAATTATATCTTCAATATCAGGGAAAACTAATTTTTCTAATACTATTACATTATCATAAGATTCTTGAGTATCTCCAATTTCATCTATTGTGTAATTTCCTTTACCATATAAAAATAAAGGCATATCTACAATATATCTTTCATCAATTTTATCATACAAACATCCATAAGGTATTGTAATATTATCATAAATATAATCAGCAAAAAATTCTTCTTCATTACCAACTTGGTCTTGAGGAATATAATCAGTTTCACTATCAACCCATGCATCTCTCATGGCTCTATGTACTATATATCTTGGTTGCTCTTCAGCTAATTCCCAATCAACAAGTGAACCTTGAATATCATGCCATCTATTAATTTCAGGATGAGTATTACCACTTGCATTAAATAAAGAGTCTGCACTTAAAGAATTATGTACCCAATTATTTAAACTAGTAGATTCTAATTTAAAAAATACACAAAATGCTCTAGTAACAGAATTATACTTTATTATACTGTCATAATTTAAACTTCTATTTCTCCAAGATACTTCTTGTTTATAATTGTTATTAGTAATAATAGGTATACCAATATTATTTACATTTTTACCATCATATAGATATATATTATTTTCATCTGCAAAACATATACCTTGTTCATTTCTATCAAAAGATTCAGAACCTAAACAACCAGAACCTTCAAATGTATCTTCAATATAAAATCCTTCTGGATTTATTACATACATGTTATCATAATCCCATACAATTAATCTACCATCAAAAGATGTTAATGCTCTAGGTTTGCTAGGCAATGCAAGAAAATCTTTAGTCCAATCAAACATACTATACTTATCTGGTAAAGACCTAAAAATTAAAGCACTTGCATCATCAAATGCTAAATGTTTACAATTTGCTATATATAAGAATCCATTAAGTTGTGTTGATAAAGTATACTTAGGTAAAGTTTTTTTCATTGCTTCTGGTAAGCCTACGTATGCTTCATAACTAACTCCAACATTACCATTATCTACAATTCTATAATAAGCAATTTCTCCAAGGTCTAAATCAACATCATTATAACCTGGTACAGTTTCTGTATTTAAAACCCAATTAGATTTTAAAGGTATAGTCTCTACTAATGTATAAGCTCCCTCTACATTAAATGTATCGCTTTCTGTATCACTTTCATAAAGTTGTATTGTAGACCTCCATAACCTAACATGAGTAACTCTTCTAGAAATTAATTCTGGTTTATGTAAGTTTACAGTTATACCAAGAGAAGATGCTTCGTAATCATCTTGTGCTGTAGTTCCGCTTCCTAATGTGTAACCATCTGCCCTTACATTAGTGTCTCTAATATCTACTTCTGTATAATGATTAGATAAAGGACTATCTTGATAACCATCATACACTAAATTAATTTTATACCTGTAAAGATTTAAGTTTCCTTCTTCATTACTATAAATAAAAGGTGCTATACTTGCACCATCATAAGTTTGTGCTTTTACATTAAATGATATTGCTTTAGTGCTTAAAGAGTATGATTTAATATTTGTATCATCACTTGTATTAGGAGTTTGATTAATTGATAAAATAGAAATTTTATTATCTGGGAATAACAAATGAGGATTTAAAGGAAGTCCTATTTGACTATTGTCTGTACTTGCATCATCTTCTCCAACTGTTAAAAATGTAAACTTAGATATATTTAAAGGACCACTTGTAGACATAAATCCTATATGGTCATATTGATTTGTTTGGTTACTCCAAGAAGGCCTAGCATTTACTATTGTTCTACCATCAAATCTTGAATTGTTTCTTAAAAATATATCAAATGTTGCTCTATCTGTATTATAAATTTTACCTACAGTACTAGAGTTTACTAAATTACTTGTATTTATACTTATCTCTTCTTCATTCCAAAAATCTATATTTAAATGTGGATAAATTTCTTCTAATAAATCTTCTTGCTGAAAATCATAAGTGCCAAATGGATGTACATTAAAATCAACTATAGGATGATACCTTTGGCTAATTTTGTTATTTATTAAATTAGTACTTGTTCCTTGTTCTATATAATCATCAGGAATTATAATTTTTTGTTCATCACTTAATTCTTGATTAACAACATCTTGGTCTAAAACTAAAACAGGCAAAGGATAATCTTCTGTTAAAGAATGCATAGATGTATTAAACATTATAAGTTTTGTTCTTTCCAAAATATTTTCTTCATTAGGATTATAAGCAGAAACTATTAATCTATTATAGTAATGCTTAACTGCTATTATATCTAAATTATTATCAAATCCTGATAAATTTCTTAATTGTATTCTAGCTGGAGAATCAAGCACTTCACCATTATTAGAGTCTGTATTAACATTAAGCAATGCATTAGGATTGTGATTTGAAGATATATTTATAGAAACAGTTTGTAATTGAGCGCCTTCAAAACACTTACCATTATAAAACCAATTTACACCATCATACATAACTTCAAATAAATTAGCAGCTAAATTAACCATCCAAGTTAATATTAATATACTTGCCAAAGGACTGCCCAAGAAAACCATTATAGCTGCAAAAATAGCACCAACTATGTATAAAAAATTAATAAAATTATGTTTATCATCTAAGTTATCACTACCATTACCATTATCATCTGATGCTCTTAATCTTCTATAATCTCCACCTTTCCACCATGCTCTATCTACTTTATATTCTTCAGCAGTATATATATTTACAGATGCTTTATCATCAAATTGCCCAATAATAGATACCCAATCTTCATCGGATGCTTCATCTATATTTAGGTTGTAATTAGTATTTAATTGTTCTATTGCACCAGTTTCTTCACTATTCCATGTTGGATTATCGGTAAGAGGAGATTGTGTAAGTCCATGTCTTGCTATTCTTAAAGATGGTGCTTCATTAGTATCCATATAAAATCCAGAAAGATAATGACCGCCTCTTTTACTATAACCATCACCCCAATCACTATCACCACTACACCAATCAGAATTATTTAAATTATGATAAGGTTTATCTTGATTTCTAAAATAAGTTTCTTCATATTCTTCTGCTCCCCAATTAACTGAAGTTAATCTAAATTTTTGAGAACATTTTTTTATATAATCATAATGTAAACTTTTATTTTCAAAACTTAATTCACCTGATGTTGAATCTACAGAAGGTTTATCTGCACACCATAAAAAATTTTCTTTTCTATCAAACTTATCACCATTTGGTTTCCAATATTGTATCCATATTTTATTTTTAGTTTCTAATATAGTTGCAGGAGCAGAACCATTAGGAGGATTATTACCATTAAAATTAACAGTATAGTTACCTATGTTTGAAATTGCAGGTGTTCCATCATCAGCTACAGAACTATATAAAGTAGTATATTCATATTTTTCTACAATAGGAAAACTATTAGTATCTTCTGTATCTCCACCTGAATTAGACAATACCCAAAATTTATAATTATCATCATTTTCGTAAGAATCTACATTTGCTTGACACATATCACAAGCAGCTCCACCTAATACATTTTTACCACCTGTTATAATTATTTTTGCTGGATTTGCATTAAAGTCGTATACATCATTAGTATTATCCCAATCTGCTTTAAATTTAACAAAATATATATCTTTATGGTCATATCTAATACCTATACCATCTTTAGAATTTGTACTACTTATAGATGGCAATGCTAAAAATCTGTCTATATTAAAAGATGAGTTTAATAATCTTTCATCATATACTGTAGACTTTTCATATATCCAATTAGATAAATTAGTATCTGATTCTGCAAAAGGTTTATGCTTTGTTTTATAAACTATTTTAGGTTCTACATTTTTACCATACCCTACAAATGCTTGATTATTTTTAACAACCATACTAGTTGCATTTTCACCAGGCTCAGAAGCATTAACAGGTGTTTGTACAGATTTTGTACCATACAAATCCTCTATAACATTTATCTTACCTGTATCATAATCAGCATATAATAAATCAAAAGTATTATCATTATTTTCTACAGTTTTTGCAGTAGATGCTTTAATAGAAGAGTTTTCTATTTCTATACTGTCTTCTTTAGAACCTTTTAATACACCATCTTCATCTGTAGAATCAATATTTTCAGAGTAAGATGCAGCATCATCTTTTATATCACTAGATGAAAAACTAGATATAATACCTGAAAAAAAACCTTTTATCTCTTTTATTTTATTTGCCATATTAATTTTTGCCCACCCTAACCCTGGTCTTATCTTTTAAATTAGACCGCTCCGTTTGTCCTCACAGGGATATTATTTTAAAACACCTTTAAGAACTGATTCAACTGACTCCCAGATTGCTTCAAAAATCTTTTCCTCAGTTTTTTCATTTAAGAAAGGAATATTAATATCATCATTCCATTTAGCGATTACTTTTTTCTTTGTTTCTTCGTTGAAAATGTAATCGATTACCATGTCCTTGAAATCCATAAACTTCATCTCCTAGTTTGTCTAGCCACCATCGGTAGCGTTGTTTGTTAGTTTTCGTATGCTTTAATGCCATCTTCAGTAAACTCCATAGTTACCCATCCAGTACGAGCAACACCATAGAAACTGTATCTTGCATATTCAGCATATTTAAGAAAAGAACCACCACGACAATACCATCTACGTCTTAATCGTTCTTCTCCGCCTTCTATTTTTAGACTATCAACAGGCTTTGCATATAATTGATGATTATGTCCTAACATAAAGACATCTCCATCAGTATATATTGCAGCCATTTTATCAAGTTCTAAATCTCCGTTTTTACCACCACCTTTTCCATGACCTGATACTAAGTTCCAATTAACTCCATTTATGCTTATTTGGGTATATCCTGGCATTTTAAAGTATGGTACTTTAAGACTATCAGCCATTACTCTTGATATATCTACTCCAAGCAAGTTAATAGAACGAATCATATCATGATTACCACCTCTTATAAAAACAAGTTTATCAGCAATTTTTTCTATTCTTTTCATAAAAGTAATATGCTGGTCATCAGGTTCCATATCCTGACCTCTTTGACTTATTTTGTAATTAGGCGGTATAAGTTCTATATTATCACCATTCATAAACCATCTTGCATTAGGGTCTGCATCTACTTCTGCAATAAAGTCATCAAACTTTTCATAATGATGCTCTACTGCTCCATGATGTACATCCGTAGCGCAATGTAATTTTATAGGTTTATCATAGGATAATTGAAGAACCTGACCTGGTTCTATATCTTCTGGTACTTGAGGTTGGTTAAGATGAACAGTAAACCATTTTTTGCATTCTTTGCAAGAAAATTCTCTTACCTTAACGCCACTGTTCCTTATTCTTGTTCCTCTACTTTGTACCTTTTTGGAATTGCAGTGTGGACATATCATTATTTAGCCTCTTCTTTTTGGCCCTCTGCTTCCATTCCTTCAAGCAATTCAATCGCTCCTTGTATTTTAAGGAATCCTTCTCTTAATTGCTCTTGCTGTCCTTTTAACGCTTGTATTTTTTGACTTACAGTTAAAGGTTTAGTTTCTTCTTTTTTATTTTCTTTAGCCATTTCTGACCTCCCTGTTTGTTTTTGTTTACTTATTATACATCACTAAATACTGGTGCTTCTGTTGAAACAGCGTATCCAGATATGTACCAATTTGTTCCGTCACAAGCAACTTCAATCATACTTCCTGGGTCTAATAGTTGCATATTTAATTTATTGTTACTATCATTATCAGAACTTACAACTGCTTGTGAATTATCTGTATCTACATGTAGTACACTCCCAAAGAAAAAGTTTGTTTGAGAAGGTGTAACTATATTTACATCGTATGAACCAGTTCTTTCTACTATCATAAATTTATAATTAAGACCATCAGCAACAGCAGGCAATGTATATGTAGAGTCTGCAGTTTTATTTTTAATTGCTATTGGTCTACCAGATTCTTGTGAAGTTAGTGTTACTGTTGCAGCTTTTACTTCAGGTACTTTTCTAAATCCTTGAGATACCTTTAAGAAACTATCACCAGCATCAACTGAAGCAATTTCTCCAGCAGCTCCAAAAAAGTCAACATCTAAAGAGTCTACACCAGTTCTACCAAATATTGCTTTACCAGTGTGTACTTGAAAGTTTGTAGTTCCTGCTGCAGTACCTACTACTAAAAGTTTATTATTTGCTTGACTCCATTGTGTATAAGCAGATGTATTGTTACCATATAATTTAACTTCTTTATTATCACTTGAATTTGCACCTGCTAAACTTGTTGCTCCAAAAATAAAATCTGCAGTTGTAATACTTGCTATATCTTCACTAGCATCTATTTGCATTTTACCATTATCACTATATATAACTGTATCGCCAGTTGATAAATCACTTGTTCCAGCAAAAGCACTATTAGCAATAGCACCTATTTTAGTACCTGCTCCTGATATTCTATTATATGTTGTTGCTCCGCCTTGCGCTACATCAATACTACCTGTAATACCTACATATCTTTCTCCTGCAGCATTTGAGCCAGGAGTTAATTGTATTTCTTGGTTATAAGATTGTAGTGTTAATATATTTGAACCACCTGCAACATTATCAAGTAATATACCTGTAGTATGTATTGCATTTAATGTACTTGAATCTGATGTTGTTGTTTGTATTAAATTATCACTACCTACAATAAAATGAGGACCATTTCCTG